GGTGAGAGTGATGAAGAAATATATGGTTATTGGGGTAGTATGAATGATTATAAGGCTTTATAAATATGTATTACATCAAGAAACCTAAAAAGAAGAAAGAAAAGCCTTTGCCGTTATTCGATAAGGCAGGTATCAAGATTAAAAAGAAGCCGGATTTAGTGGCCAAACTCGACAAAGTTTTCAGCCGCTATATCCGGCTTCGTGATTGTATGCCGAACGGGTATTTCCGTTGTATCTCATGCGCCCAGATAAAGCCATACGAACAGGCAGATTGCGGACACTTCCATTCGCGCCGCCACATGGCTACACGCTTTGACGAGGACAATGCCCACGCAGAGTGCCGGGCGTGCAACCGTTTCAGCGCAGACCATCTGATACATTACGAGAAAAACTTGAAATCAAAAATCGGTCAGCAACGCTTCGACAAGCTGGCATGGAGAGCAAGCCAGGCGAAGAAATGGACTGATTTTGAATTAATAGAACTCACCAAGTATTACAAGGCTTTGGGAGACAAACTGAGTAAGGAGAAAGGATTATGAGTTATGTTTTACGGGATTACCAGCAGAAGGCCAGTAATGCTGCAGTCAGCTTCTTTGCTAACAGGGCCAAGAAGAACAATGCCATCATGGTACTGCCTACCGGAGCCGGCAAGAGTCTTGTGATAGCCGACATCGCCAGCCGTCTTGAAGGGCACACGCTAGTATTTCAGCCCAGTAAGGAGATACTAGAACAGAACTATCTGAAGCTCTGTTCGTATGGTGTTCTGGATTGTTCCATCTACTCTGCCTCATTCGGGCGAAAGGAGATTTCAAGAATAACTTTCGCCACTATCGGAAGCGTAGTCAACCATCCGGAACTTTTCCAGCATTTTCAGAATATCATCATCGACGAGTGCCATCTGGTTAACCCGAAAGACGGAATGTACAAGAGATTTCTTTCGATGCTGAAATGTAAAGTTCTTGGATTGACGGCTACGCCCTACCGTCTTTCATCAAGCAGGGATTTCGGCAGCATGTTGAAGTTCATCACACGCACACGCCCGTGTGTGTTCTCTGAGGTAATCTATCAGGTTCAAATCTCTACTCTATTGGATATGGGGTATCTTTCGAAGCTGAACTATTATCCGATGAATCCTTTGGGATGGAACGAACTTAACCTGAAGGTGAACACGACCGGAGCCGACTACACGGACAAGTCTGTAGTAAAAGAGTATGAGCGTATCGACTTCTACGGGTTTCTGGTGAGTATCGTCCAAAGGCTCATGAATCCCAAGAGCGGTGTAAAACGAAAAGGTATATTGGTTTTCACCCGTTTTCTGAAAGAGGCTGAACGCCTAACCTGGTCTATTCCCGGAACAGCAATCGTCTCGGGAGAAACACCGAAGAAGGAACGCGAACATATCCTTGAAGCGTTCAAGGCTGGAGAAATTCCGGTGGTGGCCAACGTTGGTGTACTTACTACCGGATTTGACTATCCTGAACTGGATACGATTGTCATGGCCCGTCCAACAATGTCGCTGGCTCTTTGGTATCAGATAGTCGGTCGTGCTATCCGTCCGCATCCTAACAAGGAGGCTGGCTGGATCGTTGACCTTTGCGGGAATTTGAAACGATTTGGCGAAGTCAAGGATTTACGCCTGGTGGATAGCGGAAACGGCAAATGGGCCGTGTACTCCAATAGCAGACAGTTGACTAACGTAAGATTCTGAAACTATGGAAGAAGGATTTTTGAGGCTAAGCCGCAGGTTTTTCTCGAATGAAATGTGGAAAGTAGCCCGTGAGTTTTCGGAATGCGAAGCGTGGCTTGACTTGATTCAGTCAGCACGATTTGATGCAACCGGCGAGGCGTACAGCGAACTCATCGGAGGTCGGGAAATCTCTTATTCAAGAGGTCAATATCCAGCATCCATATCGTTTCTGATGAAGCGTTGGAAATGGTCTGAGAAGAAGGTCAGATATTTCCTGTCCAAACTGAAGAAGAAGGGGATGATTACAACCTGTAACCAACAGGGCATGACTGTCATAACCTTATGCAATTACGATGACTACAATCCTATCAAGGACAAGCCCAAGGACAAAGATAAGGGCATAGACAACAGTAAAGAAATCAGCGATTTAAAGGTGTCTATGGGCGAACTAAGGGCAGAGCTAAGGGCAATGTCGCAAAAAATGGCCGAAAAAATTGAAGATTTGGGGCAAGGTAAGGGCAATAAGAAAAAGAAAGATAAAGAAACTGTTAATGATAATATTCCCCCCACACCCCCCAAGGGGGAGGGTATTAATTATAAAGCCCGTTCCCTTTTTGAAACCTATTACAGACAGTTGTTCGGAAGTGATTATTACTGGACGGCCAAGGATGCAGGAGCAATGTCCCAGCTGCTTCAAAAACTGAAGTTCCAACGGGAACAGAAGCAGATGGATGTCGCCGATGAATCAATCCTGTATGCACTTCAATATTTGCTTTTATCCATAAAAGAAGGTTGGATATTCGAGAATTTTAGCGTGACAAACATCAACTCAAAATTTAATGAGATAGTTTCTCAGGCCAAGAAAAAAGCTCTTTCAAAAACAGATGTAGGTATAGTTCTGAAGGATAATTCACCGGAAAAATACAAGAAAGGCTGGTAAACATGGAACAGATAAATTTTCAACAGACAATCGAACGGCTCAAAGATACGGGCTTCTCCCCTATTCCTAACGTCGTACAGGTAACCGTTCCGGATGCCAAAAGAGTTCTCTGGGCCGGTATCAGGTACTTCACTGGAGAAAATGCCAGATGGCTTCCTGAGTACGAAGAAGTGGCAGGCTGGCTGGCCGGCAATGAAAGTCGCGGACTTCTGTGTTTCGGCAACTGCGGACGCGGAAAGACCCTTATCTGCGGAAAGATTCTCCCTTTGGTTCTTAACCATTACTGCCGCAAGGTGGTAAGCTGCTACGATGCACAGCAGATGAACGCTGATTTGGACGCCGTGAAGCAAAAACACATCATCTACGTTGACGATATAGGGACAGAGAATCTTAGCGTCAAATACGGCGAAAAAAGGCTTGCATTCGCTGAACTGGCAGACGAAGCAGAGAAGAAAGGAAAGCTTCTTATCCTGACTACCAACCTCACGATAGACGAGCTGAGAGAGAAGTATGGGGAAAGAACCATTGACCGGCTGAGAGCTATAACAAAAACCGTCCTCTTCAGCGGTGAAAGCCTGAGAAAATGATATGAAAATCACAATCAACTGGGTAACTCGTGACTGGAACCTGATCAGGAGACTACGTGAGAAATACCGTCTCCCACAATACATGAACGTGAACGGACTCACAGAAGCAGAGGTTGACGAAGAGACATTAAGCAATCTCCGCAAGGGTGAGCCAAAGTATTTAATCATCAGAAAAGTAGAGAAATGACAAGACAAGAATCAGAAAGAAAGCTCAATGAGCTGAGAAAGAAGTATATCGCCTTGATTTCATCCATGAACTTTGCCAAAGCACAGAAAATCAAGAGCAAGATTGACTCCCTTGAAAGAGAGCTGGAACCGCATTCCTTGGGAGAGCTTCTTCAGGACTATACACCGGAGTTCAAGGTAGAAATGCTTCGCAAGATGCACAAGCTGTTCATCTACTCAGACTTACTTGAGGGTGCGGCACTGGAGTTCCAGTCTGAACTTGAATCAAACGGAATAGATGCTCAGGTAGTTTTTCAGGTAAAGCGCGTACTGAAAGAACTGAGAAGCATAGTACGAATACCGGATGAAGAGAAAAACGCTTCACTGTCTGACAACTTTGCCGGGATGTGTGATGAAGCCGGACTTGTAGTGAGTAACATAATCAACAAATATCTTGCAAAATGATAACGGAAAATGACCCAATGCTTCCACGTAAAGTGGATTTGGAGAAGAACCCTTCTGGAACCGAACTGAAAATCGCCCAGCATCGGGAACTGGAGAAACATGGAAAGTATGTAGCTATCCCAGGCGACAAGACACGGACGCGAATTTTCGTCCGTAACGGTGAGGATGCTGAGAAGAAGATAGCTGCTTACTTGGAGAGAATCAACAACCGACCTCAAAGATGGAACTAAAATAATACTATTATGTCAAGTTCAAATTTTGAAACAACAATCCAGGCGTATTTGGAGAATCGTGCAAAGACTGATTCTCTCTTTGCCGAAACCTACAGGAAAGCGGACAAGAGTATCGAGGAATGTATCAAGTATATCTACTCGAAAGCCAGAAAGCTGGCAAAGGGAGGAAACGCAGTCGGTGTCGATGAAGCAACCGTATACGGATGGGCAGTCCATTATTACGACGAGGATAACATCAAGGTGGACAAGGTGCAGGAACGTGTGGAAGTAGTGGCTCCGGCTTCTGAACCTGCGAAAGCAGAGCAACCAAAACCACAATTAAAGCCGCAGCCGAAACGCAAGAGAGGTGATGATAACAGTCTGCAACTTTCATTATTCGGAGAACTATGAGACCAAGGACAAAACGTGAAAGGCTGGTAGCTGAATTGAGCAGTAAGCTGCCAGAAATAACAGATGCCCAAATACGGTGGGGAAAGAAGCATTGTTTTCCGCATAATGCTTACCGCTGTAAGGATGAAATGTGGTGCAGTGAATGTGGAAAGATGTGGGTAGACACAACCGGACAGAAGGAAGGATACATACGGTGTCCTTACTGCGGTGAACGCCTGGAAATAAAATCCAGCAGGAAGAAAAAGCTGTGTCAGTATGAGTACATGACTATCGTCACGGCAGTAGACAAGTTTCAGGTGCTCAGACATGTGGAAATAGGAAAGCACAAAGGGATGAAAATGGGGGAAATATTCTACCATAGCATGGAAGTTTGCCAGCAGTGGATAACTGAGGACAGGAAAGAAACAGTAATGGCCAGGCCAATGAATATGGGTAAGAATGCCTGGATATACGCACAGCCTATAAGCATCAAAAATTCTGTTGATTATTACGGATATAATTGCTATGACATAAACGGATATGTATATCCAAAAGTAAAGTTGCTGCCTATACTCCGAAGGAACGGACTTCGTACTTCGTTCCATGGTATTACTCCGGCCAGGCTGATACATGCCATTTTAGGAGAAAGCAAGTATGCGGAAATGCTATTGAAGACGAAACAGTATGGTATGCTGAGTTTTTACATGCATCGTGGTTGTATTTATCATCCGTGGGTAGTGAATATCTGCAACCGTAACGGCTATATCATCAAGGATGGTTCCATGTATGATGATTATCTTCGTTTGCTTGACTATTTCCACCTTGACACACATAACGCTCACTATGTATGCCCTAAGAACCTGAAGAAAGAGCATGACAAGCTGGTTGAGAAGAAGAGAAAGATAGAAGCGAAGATTCGGGCTGAACAGAAACGAAAGGAAAGGATTGAACGCATGTTCAGAATGAAACAGGATATTCTGTCATTCATCAAAAGAATCCAGCCGTTTCTGGGAATGGAAATCAAGGATAAGGGTATCGTAATCCGTCCGTTGGAAAGTGTTACCCAGTTCTACCTGGAAGGAAAGGCAATGCACCATTGTGTATATCAAAATGAATATTACAGGCGTAAAGATTGCCTTATTCTCACAGCACAGAAGAATGGGAAACGATTAGAGACAATAGAAGTAAACTTGAAAACTTTCAAGATAATCCAAAGCCGTGCAGTTTGCAATAAAACGAGTGATTACCATGATAAGATTATCGAACTGGTAAACCGTAACATGGGACTGATAAGGAGGTCTGCATCATGAAAGTTTGTATCGAATGTGGCCGGAACCTTTCGGAAAGGAAGTTCCGTGCCTATGAAACGAAATCTGGCACCCATTACACCAGCAGGTGCCGGTTATGTGAGAGCAGACACACGTCTGAAAGAAGAAAGCAGGACAGGCTTCATGGACGGCTGGCCAGATACACCAACGAGCAGTTGGTGGCCGAACTCCGGAAACGTGGAGCCTATATCATGTATGGGAAAGACTTTGATAGTGTAACGACGATATAATATGGAAAAGCAGGAAAGTATAGATGACTTGTTCCAGATGGCTAAGGATTTGGCCGGATTGAGAGGATATGATTTAGATAGCTTCGACTACGAAGGAAGCGATACGGAAGATTACTCTGATATGACCTTCACGGAGTCCATGTTTAGAATCTGTGTCTATGTCACCGACAACTTCTACAGGGATGAACCATTTATCCTCCTGAATGAGATATTCGCTTTCTGCCGGGACAGAAATATCGACATCTTCTGGCACATCAAGCAGAAAATGAAATACAATGAACTTCGTCCGTATAAGCACGGAGATAAAAGCTACTGACCATGAAACACGCATTCTACGCCTTAATCATCATACAAGCCCTGTACGAGCTTGTGAAGCTGTTCAGATGTAAATCCCTATATCAACATGCAAAAGTCTTTCAGGACCTAGATAAGACAGCAAAAAGATGGTATCTGATGGCGCATCCATGGCTTCATGTTGCATTATTCATGGATACCATCGGACTTTTATTGCTGGGGATGGGATTGTTTTCAAGCCAGTGGGTGTGTTTCCTTGTTGTCCTGGTCATGAGCTTCAGCCAGATCCAAAAGCTAGGAGCATGGGCGGTGTTCCTGGACAGTCTGGTAACGGTTATCATCTACGCTTTCGCCATCCTGAATGCATATCACTTGGCATAAAATAAAAAAGGGAGCCAGCCCACACGATTAGAAGCCAACTCCCCCACACGATTATGATGCAAATATAAGAATTTCCAACTAAATAAATCGTGCTATGACAAAAGAATTTTCATCAATCGTGGAGTTGAAATCAATACGTGAACAGAAATCAAGATTATCAGAACGCGAGCAGGAGTTATCCTCCCCTATCCTGACTGATTTTTCTCTCATCCCGGAGATTTATGAGTGGTTCAGGGAGATACTTTCCGGGGCAGATTGTCCGCCCAATCCGGAAAGTGTTACCCAGCGAAAGAAGTTCCTCTTCATTGTGTTGTTCTTGTTCGCCCCTAGTGTGCTTGCCGGCGGACGGCTGCCGAACGGTATCCGAGCAGAAATTTCCGGCGTGTTCCCGGATGTTTCTCCGTGTGTAATATCAAACAATATCGCTGATGTTTCCTTTATCTACCAGCAGTATAAGGATTTCCGGCAGGATATAGAGTACCTTTACTGCCAAATCGTAGAAAGATTGAAATCCAAAGGACTAATCAAGTAACAGAATGTTTCTAATGGGGATAAAGTCCCTATGCTTAAATTTTTATGTCTAACAAATTTAAATTTTAAAGCCGAGTCAGAAGAAGAACAAAATCAGGTTGGGAAATAGTTCGACAAGCCGACAGATTAGCTCAACAGCGTTATGGAAGTAACTCTGACAATCCTAATAATCTTGTAAATAGGATTGCAGGCAGGTATCTTGGGAGCTTTAATAGAAGTGGAACCAGTTGGAATACACAAGTTTCAAAACGTACTTACATGGGACTTAATGATGGGTAATTAGTAAAAGAACTAATCAAGTAAAAAAGCCGGAGCGTTATGCTTCCGGCTTTTACTTATTTTTTTGTTCGGCGAATTATATCAACATCTTTAATTATTACAGGAATACCATTTGCTGTTCCAATTTCTGCGGAGTACCTTTTTTCATCAGTAGAGAAATCCGAATTATTTTTAATATCTTTCACATTTAAATTCCAAGCATTTGCAATTATTTCTATCACTAATCCTCTAAGACTTGCTGAGTCAAATTCATTGAAATGAGGCCAAAATATAGGATTTATAAAGTCATGACATTGTAATATTCCGGGAATTCCCATTTCTGTGTATATAACGTTTTCATTTAATTGAATTTTACATTTATTTTTTGATTCATAATGATATATTGCTGCGTCTTGAACTATTATATATTCATCAAATTTCCCATGACTTATCATTTCTCTAAGTTCGTCATTATTAATCCAACCATCTTTATTTGTAGCATATTTTAATCCGATAGGATTTCCTTTTACAGCTCTAATTAAAGAAGCGCAATCAGCTTCAATAGAAGATGGAAGTTTGTCATTTGATAATAATACAGCTTGCTCTTCCGCCCATTCTTTTAATATTTTATCAGATACAATAGGAATACCAACGTGCCTTGACGCTCTATCACTTTCTCCAATTAAAATACCAAACAAGCCGGATAACCCTGAAGCATATAGTCCACCTATTGTTACAGCTCCTTCAATGCATTCATGTCTAAAATTTTTATATCCTATAGGATGTAAGAATAATCTTCCTACGATACTTCCATCTTCTTCTTTTAAAAGTCGCATATTCTTACTTAGTGCAGTTATAGAATCTTGCGATTCTTTATCTAAAGATTTGAATTTAGATTCTCCAATAATTCTTCTGATAAGTTTTAACGGTGGAATTGTTTTCCAGTCATTAGCTTTTATTAATTTATTCGGCTTATCTTCAAAGAAAAGATTACAATCTAGACTTGGACATAATGATAGTATTACTTCTTTAAGATTAGATAAATGATGTCTCAAGAGTAATGTTTGTATATTCTTTCCATCTGAAAACCATACTCTAATTTTAGTTCCGCCATCTTTTATACATTCATCAACTACAGCATTTCTGAGTATTGGTCTAGAATAAACCCCATTATTAAACTCTAAGACAGTTGTTTGTTCTCTTCCTTGATCAAATCTTTTTGTATATACAGAAACTTTCTTTCCCCACATAAATACAGAATAAAATCCAATTCCATATTTCCCTGTAGAAAGAAATCCCTTACTCTCTAAACCAGGTAATTCTTCATGCATTAAAGAAGACCCCCAAAATGATTCGCCAAAGTCAAGAAAAGGTCCCGTTAAGACTTTGGGAGACATACCAACTCCGTTATCTTCAACTTCTATATAAAATCCATTCTCATCTTTACCTGTTCGAACCCGTATGTCTCCGAAATCTTGTTTTTCATTTTCTAATAATCTTCTTGCTCTTATTGCATCTGAAGCATTTTGAATCAACTCTCTTAAAGGAACTGTAGCGTTGTCTCCATATAAATATTTTCCACCCAGGCTATTTACTAGCTTCGCAACATTTGTTACTTTTATTTGTGTATCAACAGGGCTCCACCCGTCAACTTTTATTAATTTTGAAATTCTATTTGGAGACTCAATGGAAGCAACTCCTATTGGATTTAATCTTGGTCTATTTGTATCAGCCAATAAGGAATCCACTTCTTTCAACTCTTTATCAATCATTCTTAATGTGTCATAACATACCCACCAGCTATCTATTTCATTTATACTAAATGGCGATTTGGATGTGTACACTAATCTATTACGCTCCAATCGAGGTTGGTATAGTTTCTGCTGAAAGTTCCAATGCAAATCCGAATACCCTTTTGGTTTTCTAATTGCTCTTAAGAACTTTGGTGCTCGTCTATCATCTATTTGAATTGCATCAGCGATTCTCAAAATGCAAGCTAATTTTATGACATCTATCGTCCAATTTATAGGGAAATTTCCAGGAGCTCCTAATGTAGTTCCTAATCTATTTTCTAATTCATCTACTGGCCACCAATGGCTATAAGCTATTAATCCTATAATCTGCCCATAAGAACTTCTTAATTCAGGATTATTTATTAGAAATATTTCGCTTCCGTTGTCATCTGTCCAAGAAATCTGCGCTAATTTCCCAGCCTGTTGTGCGTGTAGCTGTCTTAAAACTTGTTCAGTTGCTATTTTTTCTATTCGAGAATCTAAATTTTTAATTTCATCAGGTTTTGCAGGACGATCTAATTCCTTTCTTAGTAATGATGATACAACATCTTTCCAAAGATTACTGCTCTTTAATTCCTCAATTCCATTAGGGAATGCAGCTAATCCCATTCCTAAATCATGTATTAAAAATGCTCCACCTAGAACAAACGCTTCTGCAGGATTTAAGTCCGTATAGTCTTTTGTAACCAATTCTGCAGTATCCCATAAAGCATCAATGTGTGAAATATCATGTACGGTAAATTCTGGTAAAGTTCTATTTATTTCGGAAGCAAGTATTTTTGCACGTTCTCTGAAATGTTCAAACTCTACTCTTAGGATTTCTCTTTCTTTATCGTTTACATCTGGTTCTAATTGTCTGGCTAATGTCTTTTGCCAAAGAGTTGTACTTTCATAATTCATAGTAATACTTTTTTAAGACTTTACTTTAATTCCAAGAATTTGCTCAAATCTCCAAACGAATAAGTCTATAGAGAATTATCACTCAGCTTACACATGTTTTTCGAAATGATACCTATTATATCTTCTACTTATAGATAGAACTTATATCGGAGAAATTAACGTATTTACTTTTTTAAAAGAATCGAATTTTTCCTTATCCAGAGTTCCACCTATTTTACTTAATCTTTCTTCAAAATAGCGGACTATATTTTTATACTTGTTTTCATAGAATTCATTCTTCATATCTTTTTGTGTTTCATATTCTTTCTGTGCTTTTTCATAGAGTTCAATAACACTGAGATAAAACGCTCTAAAATATCTGAGCCTCGCTTCTTCTATCTCTCCTTTCAAAGTCAAAATTTGAGCCTCCCTTATCAGCAAATCTTCAACCGTCTGTTTTTGAACAATACAGCTTTTGATCGCATTTACATTATTCGTCATAACCCAAACCTTGAAAAAAAGAATAATCTGTAGGATACTAAAAATCAGTATTATAATGGATAAAACATCTATCATAGAATTACATTTAAAAATTAGACTTCTGGATTTAACTTGATTTCCTTTCCACAATGAGGACAACGTATCACTCCCTCTTTGGGCTTATCAAATAGGTCCGTTACAGGCACATCTAAAGCAGTTGCAATCTCTTCTAGTCGGCTTATATTAGGGTTTCCATTCAGAGATTTAGATAGTCCAACCTCTGTAATACCTATCATGCTTGCAAGGTCTTTAAGCATTATACCTTTTTCTCTGCAAATTTCTTTTATTCTAAAATTCATAATTAAACGGTTTGTTTATTTCGCAAATATAGTCAAAATTCATTAATAGTATAAGAAAGTCAGTAAAATAATACTGATAGTTTAAATATTAGTATTTATTAACCATATTCTTGTAGATTATAATTATACTATCTGTATATTTGTGTCGTAATAATTAAACAGATAGTATAATTTTAATACACACGATTATGAAGACATTAAAAGAACAAGTAGAAGAGATTAAGAGCATGAAAGGTTCTAAGGCAGCAAAGAAAGCAGCTTTCGTCAAATTGGGTTTGAGAAAGTATGAAGTTGAGTTGCTTATGTCTGAATTGCCTAAAACAGTCAGAGAAACACACAAGTTCACTTTTGGTGTTGAGATTGAATGCCTGGTAGCCGCAAGCCTTATGAGAGAAAGTGCAACAAGAAACGAAATGCCTTTTCAGTATGAGGGTTATAATCACGTTGACAACAACCACTACTACAAGTTCGTATCTGATTCTTCTATCAGAGGTGAGAACCCTATCGAATGTGTTTCACCGGTTCTTACTGGTAAAGAGGGTATGAAAAGCCTAGAAACATGCTGCAAAGCTTTAAATGAAGCAAATGCACAAGTGAATATCTCTACAGGCTTACATGTGCATATCGGGGCTGCAACTCTGTCCGGCGAAGCCTATGTAAATGTATTCAAGAACTATCAGAAACTAGAGAAGGTGATTGATACTTTTATGGCTCGTTCAAGACGTGCAAACAACAGCCAGTGGTGCAAAACTCTTCAAGGTATAAGTTTTGAATGTTGCAGAACGAGATATGACGTTCTAAACGTAATGAGAGACAACAGATATTTTAAGGTGAATGCCTGTTCTTATGCCCGTCACAAGACTATAGAGTTCAGACAGCATCAGGGTTCTACAGACTTCGAAAAGATTTCTAACTGGGTAAATTTCTGTGCAAAGCTGGTTGCATGGTCAAAGAAGAACGTGCTGAGTTCAGAGATTAATTCAATTGACGAGATACCTTTCTTGACAAAGAAAGAAAAGTCATTTTTCAAATCACGTGCTGAGGTTCTTGCATGAGCCTCGCACGATTAAAATCAGAGAATATGTGCTGTATTATCTATAAGCCAAAGGGTGTTCAGATGCCAACTCTGGACACCTTGAATAAAGTTCAGAGAATCAATCATCATGGTTACGGATTTGTTTCTTCAAAGCATAGATACAAGACAATGGATTATCAGAAGTTTTTGGTTCACCTTTCAAAGGTGGGTATTGAAGAAGAATGTATCATTCACATGAGGTGGGCAACGCATGGTTCTAAGTGTAGAAAGAACTGTCACCCGTTTGTCGAGAATGGCGTTTTGCCTATTCAGTCAGTAAATGATATGACAGACAGCGAAATCTTCTTTAGAAGCCAAGTTTACCCCCTTGTAATGAAATACGGGTATGAATCGAAAGTGACAGAATCCGTAATGATGGCTGCCGCTGGCAGTTCTAAGTTCGCCATGATGTATAAAGGAAAAGTAAAGCTGTATGGTGATTACACGAAATTAAACGGTGTGTATTATTCTAATTTGAGATGGCTATGAAATCAATAAACGTAAATGGTTGCAGCGTATGCCAGCCTGGTAGTGAAAACTATTGTACCTATACTACCAGATTAAGAGGCAAAAAAGTAAAAATGTATCAGTATGATTACAAAACAGATTCAGGTGAGTTGTTTACTTGTTGTGCCCCAACACTGGAAAAGTGCAGGGAGAAACGTGACGCATGGCTAAAAAGCAAACATTTGGCTTAATGTTTCGTATGCGTTGAATTGTTATTCAAAATTGTCTTCATAATTGGGTATCTTTGTATAGATACCATCGCGGGTTAGAGCAGTGGTCAGCTCGTCACTTTGACTTGGTGAAGGCCGGTGGTTCGAATCCATCACCCGCAACTAACATTTAAACTTTACACGATTATGGAAATACTTACGCTTATCATCAAACAGAAGTTCTTTGACGAAATCTTGTCAGGCAAGAAAACACAAGAATTCAGAGAAATCAGGCCTACAACACAGAAGAAATACTGCCAGCTTGACGCTGATGGCTATTGTGTCGAGAAAGACGGTGTGTTACAGCCTAAGCATTACGATGCTATCCAGTTCTTTGTAGGCTACAATAAAGACAGAGCCAGCGCACTGGTAGAAGTCAAGGATGCAAAGATAGAGCTGTTTGAAGATGAAAATCACAATCTGATTGAATACACCTATCAGGGTGAGATATATCTGGCTGCACAGGTCGTTTATGACCTTGGCCGAATTATTGAAAAGCATGTTTAACCCTTTAAATTTTCGTTGAGTCAGAACAAACAGAAGCACATTTTCAACTGGTGGCTACCGTGGTGGCCGTAGAGGTTTGACTACAGAGAATGGTGGTCTCTCTCAGGGTGGCAGATTTATCACCCGAAGACAACAGTATTATAATGTCCGCACAGGACTTGGCATGAGTGGCGGATAATGACACTGCAAGAAAGGACATACAGCCATATTGACCTCGTCAGACAGAAGACTGACGGGGTTTTGCTGTTTCTGTCGCTGGGTAAGGATTCTTTGGTATTGCTGGACATGATCTACCCGAAGTTTGATAGAATAGTCTGCGTGTTCATGTACTTTGTCAAAGGTTTAGAGCACATCGAAAGATGGATTGGATGGGTAAAAGCCAAATATCCTAAGATAGAATTTGTTCAGGTACCCCACTGGAACCTTACCTACATTCTTCGCGGTGGCCTGTATTGTGTGCCAAACCACAAAGTGAAGCTTTTGAAGTTGGCCGATGTGGTGAAAGCCATGCAGCTCAGATACGGACTTTACTACACTTTCCTAGGCATGAAGAAGGCTGACGGCATGAACCGCCGTTTAATGCTGAAAGGTTATGAAGCCAATGGGTATGAGAACAACGGAATGTGCTATCCTCTGGCCGATTGGACACAGAAAGACATTCTATCTTACATGAGACAGAACAGGCTACCTGAACCAGTTAGATATTCACTCAAAGCCAGTTCGGGTGTAGGTTTTAACTTGGATTGTATGCTATGGCTGGAGAAAAATTACCCACAGGATTTACAGAGAATTTACAAAGTGTTTCCGATGGCTGAAAGAATCCTTTGGGAGCATAATAACAAACAAAATTAATAGGAGGAATGCAGAGTCAGAAGCAGAATATCAAATAGGACTATGAGTTATTTAGGCAATCCCTATACAGCTCAAAACATAATGTCTGGTTATGGATATAATCGACAACAGGTTGCTATTCTTAATCGTTCTCAGGCATTAAGAAGCAGAGCAACGACAGATTCTCAATTTCGTAGAATTTCAAGGGCTGCAGAAAACATGCACAAGGCTGCAGGAGTAGGTTTAAGTAATGGCTAATATGGAACTAAGCAAATACATTAAGAGTGAATCGGTGGAACTTAATCGTTCCGCCATTCACTTCGCTGATTATAACCCCAGGAAACTGTCTGAGGAATCCCGTAAGACATTGAAGCGGGGCATCAAGAAGTTCGGTTTGGTCGGTGGTATTGTAGTCAACAAGCAGACCGGATTAACCGTTGTTTCCGGCCACCAGCGTCTGAGCGTGATGGATGAACTACAGAAGTTCCCGGAAAACGACTACCGAATTCGCGTTGATGTCATTGATGTAGACGAAAAGCAGGAGAAGGAATTGAACATCCTGATGAATAATCCTAACGCGCAAGGTTCATGGGACTATGACGCTTTGGCCCGGTTGGTTCCGGATATAGATTACCAGGATGCCGGTTTAACGGCCGCTGATTTGAATATGATTGGCTGTGATTTCCTTCTCCAGACAGAAGAAGAAAGTTCTGTTGCTGATGCCCTAGAGGATATGATGGCACCTGTCACAGAGCAGAAAGAAGCTGAAAAGGCCGCAAAGCAGATGGAAAGAGCTGAAAAGGTAGCTCACATGAAAGAAGTAAAGCAGCAGGTGAAGAATGCAGCCCAGAAACAGGCACAGGATATGGATGCTTATCTGATGCTTTCCTTTGACACGTTCGAAGCTAAGGCAGCTTTCTGTGAAAGGTTCGGTTACGACCCCTACTCCAAGTTTATCAAGGGTGAGGTATTCGATGAACAGATAGAAAGAATTGAATGACAACATGAAATTTTAGGAGGAAAGCCGAGTTAGAAGAAAAACATATAGTCAGTTGTATCAACAGTCAAGACGAATAATGTACAACGCCGGAAGGCAATACGGGCTTGGTACAGACAGACAAAGAAGTATAAGAGACAGAACGAAGTCTATAATGGAAAGATATGCGGCCAGGATAGATAGCTATTTCTCAAAGAGAGGAATTGATATTTATGGTGATAAGCCTGTTTCTCGCCGCATTTATATGGGCAACAATAATGGATGAAATATGGTAGGGGATTTTATTCTTTGGCTAAAGACGTTTTTTGGGCAGAATCTTTTTTGTATCCATCATTATGTTTGGAAAGGACCATTAGATTTCCGCTATGAAATTTGTGATAAGTGTGGAAAATTGAAAAAGAATTGAATAATTATGAAAGCATCAGAAGAATTTGGTGAGGTTATTGATAGAATAGACAACTTGATAGGAGCATTGGAGTTACCTATGCCTGCAGAGTTTCATGTAAATCAGATGAAGCATGAACTCAGTGAAATATTGGATAAATTGAAACGAGTATACGTCGAAGAAGAGGGTGAAAACCCTTGGGAGGAATAAATGATGAAAAGTGAATCTCAACATAAGAAACATCCAGGAGGAAGAAAGCCAAAATTCGATTACAGGGGTGAGGAATTTCTTTCTCAGGTAGAAACGTATGCCAAAAAGGGATTCACTGACCGGGAAATAGCATTCGCGCTCGGGCTGAATCCGACCTACTTCTACGAAATGAAGTCAAAATATTCGGAGATAACTGACGTATTAGCGCGCGGGCGTGCGACAATCACCGCCGCTGTACGTGCCAAGTTCCTTGCTGTAGCTTTGGGCGGTATCAAGACCAAGAGTACTGTAGTAAGGAAGCTGAAAGACCAGGACGGAAACCTGACCGGCGAAGAAGAGCTTCAGGTAAGTGAAAGCGAACTGGCTCCCAACCTTCAGGCAATGTCTGTCTGGCTGTATCATCACGACGATGAATGGAGGAAGGTTGAACGCTGTCAGGACGAAGACGCAGATATTCCAAAGGATATTGACCACGGAATTTCTATTGACTCATGGATTAAAGACAAACTGAAATGATTGTACCCCAAGCGATATATCATCCGTTATACACCGACAGCGAGAAGTTTATCATTCTCATTACCGGTGGCCGTGGATCGGGGAAGTCTTTCAATGCTTCCACCTTCATTGAGCGTCTGACATTCGAAATGACTCCCACAGAGAAGATAGTCCACCAGATTCTATACACCCGTTACACGATGGTATCTGCCGGGATGTCTATCATTCCAGAGATGATGGAAAAGATAGATTTGGATGGAACCACAAAGTATTTCAAGACCACCAAAACCGATATTGTAAACCAGATGACCGGCAGTCGTATCATGTTTCGTGGTATCAAAACTTCTTCCGGGAATCAGACCGCTAAACTAAAATCTATTCAGGGTATCACCACCTTTGTCTGTGATGAAGCAGAGGAATGGACCAGTGAGGAAGAGTTTGACAAGATTATGCTCTCCATCCGTAAGAAGGGAATTCAGAACCGGATTATCATTATCATGAATCCATGTGATTCGAACCACTTCATCTACAAGAAATACATAGAGAATACTCACCGGCTGGTGGAGATTGACGGCGTTCAGGTGCAAATTTCCACCCATCCGAATGTACTTCATATCCATACGACTTACTTCGACAATATAGAGAACCTTTCTCCTGAGTTCCTGAGAGAAGTCAAGGAAATGAAAGAGAAGAATCCGGAGAAGTACGCTCATGTGGTTATCGGTCGATGGGCGGACGTGGCCGAAGGTGCCGTGTTCAAGAAATGGGGTATTGTGGACGAGTTCCCCATGTGGTGCAAGAAAGTGGCTATTGGACAGGACTTTGGTTATACCAATGACCCATCGGCTTCTATCCGGTGTGGAATCATTGACAATGCGCTTTATCTGGATGAAGTGGATTATAGAACTGGATTACTTTCTGGGGATATTATAAAGACGCTACGCCCGTGGAATTTGAGAGTGATTGCCGACAGTGCGGACCCGCGACTCATCCAGGAGATTCATAACGGAGGGATTAAAATATACGCGGTAGAGAAAGGGCAAGGTTCTGTCAATGCCGGTATTGACAAGATGCAGGGAATGGAAATATTCATTACCAAGCGTTCTTATAACCTGCAAAGGGAGTTCAGAAATTATGTCTGGGCAAAAGATAAGGATGGAAACTACATCAACGAGCCGGAAGACCACGATAACCACGGTATTGACGCTGCACGCTACTATGTGCTGGGAGAACTTCTCGGTAGAATTATGAAACCCAAAGACGTTTCAGGAATATTTGGACATTAAACTTTAGAATATGATACGCTTTATACAAACCTCAGAAGAGTCTGGAGACTGTTCAGCTTATTACGATGTAAAACTGGATAGACCTCATACAGTTGGTGAGTTCATAAACTTAGTTCTCATTGAAAGAAAAGGAGAATGGGGTAAGTTTGAAATTTATAGTCCAAACGTGAGTTGGTTGGATTATGAAAAATACGAATACCGCTATGGAGTTTTGAACGATGCAATTCCAAAAAACTTGTTAGAAAAGAAAATAATTAGCATAAAGGCTAATGGCGGCTGGACTAATATGGATTACCTTTTAAAGTTGGAACAATAAATGTAATAATATGAGAACCTTAGAAGAAATTTTAGCTATACCTGAAATAGAGAGAAAAATCTACTATCTGAAGAAAGGACGAAAGACCGAGCAACCAAACGCTCACGCTCTTTACAACGACTGGAATCCGAACAAGCACGAGATAGTGATAGATGAAGAGAAATACCCGAAAATCAAAATTACGACCCAGCCTGAGAAACGGATTACAGACCCTACAACCGGGAAAGAATATGTTGAGCCGGCGGTAAGGAAAGAAGTTGACCCGAACAGGATTGCTCTTCCTATCGAGCAGGACATCGTGAACATTCAGACTGCCTTCACCGTGGGAACAGAACCGGTCCTTGATTGCCAGCCGGACCAGTCGGAAGAAAGCCTTCTTTCCACATTGAAGCAGGTGTTCAAGAAGAACAAGTTGAAATACCAGAACAAGAAAGTAGTCCGGGCATGGCTGGCCGAGCAGGAAGTGGCCGAATACTGGTATGTGGTGAAGGATGACGGCTTCTGGGCAAAGCTCAAACGAAAGATTTCAGGAATCTTCGGCAAATCAAAACCTGAATACCGTCTGAAGAGTGCCATCTGGTCTCCGTTCCGTGGCGACAAGCTCTACCCTTTCTTCAATGACCAGGGGGATTTGGTGGCCCTGTCCCGTGAATACAAGAAGAAAGATCTGAATGACGTGGAGATTACCTGCTTCATGACCATTACCAAGGACATGGTTTATCAATGGGAACTGACAAGCAACTGGACTGACAAAGGCTCATTTGCACATGGATTCAAGAAGATGCCGGTGATTTATATGTACCGTCCGGAAGCGTACTGTGAAAAGATAAAGAGCCTCCGTGTAAGACTGGAGAAGCTTCTCTCAAACTATGCAGACTGTATCGACTACCACTTCTTCCCTATCCTCATGCTTTTTGGTAACGTGGAGAATTTCTCAGGTGAGTTCAAGAACCGTGTTGTCGAGCTGACCGGCCAGGGAGCAAATGCCCAGTATCTTACCTGGTCACAGGTACCTGATACTGTCAAGTTCGAGGTAGAAACCTTGCTGAGCCAGATATATGGACTGACCAATACACCCAGAATCTCTTTTGACTCCCTGAAAGGTACAGGAAACGCCGTTTCCGGTGTGACTTTCGATTATGTGTTTATGTCCACCCACCTTAACGTAGAAAATCTGAACGAGATCGTCGGCGAGTTCATGCAACGACGTGTAAATTTCCTTGTCTCCGCGTTGGGTTCCGTGAATTCCACCCTTGAAGAAGCCTCCGAAACCATCGATGTGGATGTGCAGATGCAGCCGTATAAGCTGGAGGACATCAAAGACAAGATAGACACAGCTATCAAGGCCAAGGACGGTGAAATCTGGTCTCAACAGCGGGCCATTACCTTTGTGGGGAACGTGGATGCAGTTCTGGATGAGATTGAAGCCATCAAGGAAGAGCAATCTGAGAAACAGAAGAACGACATCGAGAAGCAGAAACAGCTTTCCTCTCTTAAAAGTTCCAGCAGTAAATCTGAAGAATAGAACAACCCAGTCAGAATATTTACGGGGATAATACAAAACAGAATGATATAAATCTAAAATATTGACTATTTGAGTAGCGGTATCTTTCGAGGTATCGCTATTTTCTTTATCATAGTAAAAACATGAATACTTCTTTGTGATTATTCGTTATTTTACTATATTTGCATCGTAATTAAGTCTTAAACGCTATGAGCTACAAATCAGTTAAAGACGTTGTAACGCTGCTTACTGAAAATGGCTTTTGGTTCGTGAGGCAGAAAGGCAGTCACATGGTTTACACTGATGGTAGCCATGTAGTGATTGTCCCCGACCACGGCAAGAAAGGCGTTGAGAAAGGCACTTATTACAACATTCTGAGGCAAGCGGGGCTAAAATAGCCCCCGCCTCTTTTGTTTAACGATAAAAAGGAGGTCAGTATGAAAACCGTAGAAGTGATTGTAGAACATGCTGGTAATAATCTTAGTGCCTATATTGAAGGTGCTCCGGTGATTACTGTCGGTAACGACGTAAAGGAAATCGAGAAGAACATGAAGGAAGCTGTTGAACTTTACCTGGAGTCATGCAAGGAGATGAACATCGCTCCAGTGGAAATTTTGCAGGGAGAGTTCACATTGAAGTTCAAGATAGATGCTGCCACTTTCATCAACTATTACAGCAGTATCTTTACTAAAGCTGCTTTGAGCCGGATAACTGGAATTAATGAGCGTCAGTTGTGGCATTATGCGGCTGGAGTACACAAACCCCGTAAACAGCAGTTGGAGAAGATTCAGAAAGGTATTAACGCGCTGACAGAGGAACTGGCAGCTATAAATTTGTTATGATTATTAATTAAATATAATGGAGGATAGTACAATGAAAGCAAAAGATGTAAATCCAAGTAATTTTAAGGTTGAGAATGTTGTATTTGAAAATGATGATTTTTCTATAGCGATAGGTATTTGGGAAAATGGGGAAAGAAGAATGGCAATGAGATGGAATGGCTATGGAGATGATCCCGGATACCCAAAATTATTTAAAAATCCAGTCTGGTTCATGGTTGATGACTCTTTAATTTTACCTTTCCTGAATGCTTTGAGGAACGTAAAAGATTCTGACAAAAAAGAAATAGAAGCAGCTATATTGAAATTTTAAAAGTATAATTGAATGATGTTCCAGCGTGATTACCCTAGTAGTCACGCTTTCTTTTTGTCTAAAAACGAACATTCCCCTAATTGTTTCGTATCGTTAGCCTTAAAATTTCCCCTTCCCTTTCTCTATAAGTAAATTTACCGTATGAAATTATTAATCAAACTCATACGGTATGACAATCTTTGAACAAATCTTGGCAGGACTGCAACAGAAATTCGCTGGGGTGGACACTGCCACACTCACCCGTATCGCCACAAAGAAGGCAGAGGGTGTAACGGACGAAACGAAGGTGACCTCCATCGTTGAGGGTATCTCATTTCAGGACGTGATGCAAAACTATGGTGATTTCCGTGCAGGACAGGCGCAGACTTCCGCTGTTTCAAACTACGAGAAGAAGCATGGACTGAAAGACGGAAAACCAATCGAGAATCCGAAACCAGAACCACCGAAACCAAACGACCCTCCAAAGCCGCAGGAGACAGACATCGCAAAGATGATTGCCGATGGCATCGCCGCCGGTATCAAGCCGTTTGCCGACAAGCTGGCCAAAATGGAGAAAAATGAAGCGCAGGCGCAGCGCAATTCTCAGATTTCAGTAGTGGCGAAGAAGTACGGTATTCCCGAATTTATGCTGAAAGACCGCAACATTCCCGAAAACACCGACTTGGACACTTATTTCAAGGACATGAAGCAGGATATGTCTAACAACGGTTTTCAGTTCTCCAAAGCTCCTGAAACTGCCGAACAGAAGCAGGAGAAGGAAGCGAGCGAGTTCGCCAAAATGATTGAGGCGGACACAAAATCTATTGTCGAACAACAAAACAAGTAATTTATGTCAGCAGGATACAAGTATTACATGGAGCCTGAACCGTCCATCGAGGAACGCTATGATGTTTCTACCGGAGTAAGACGCAGAGGGCCTTACAAGCTGGATACGACCAACCTTGTTGCTGGTTCATTTCTTCCATCCTTCACTCCCATTGCCGCCGACTTAGTAAAGAAAACCGCTCAGGTGGCCATCCGTGTAGAAGTCTATGAAAAGTTTACCACCGGTTCCAATACCACTTTGAAGATCAAGAAAAACTCTTTGGCTTATGTGGGTATGCATCTGGGTAATGGTTCTCATGGAGCTACCATCAACAGTATTGACAAATCAGACAAAGCTTTCGATAAGTTGACACTGGCTGCCGACTTTGGCGAAACAGTGGAAGTTGGTACTGTACTCTATGAAGCTACAGCTGTAAGCGGTACTACTCCAAAGGTAGTTGCTAACTCAGCTTTGTACGGAAGAGTACAAGTAGAAGAAGGCGTTGTATTAGTTGCTCTTTTGATGCGAGCATTTGAAATTGAGCCTACCAAATTGGCTATGCCTTTCTCTGACATTGATAAGGCTAACATGCCGCATTTCCAGTTCAACGCTGCAGGCGTGCAATCCCCGGCTGGTGTTTCGTATGAACTGCCAGAAGCTTCTGATTCTGTGATGGGAGGTATTCAGTTGGGATTCTCTCAAAGCGGAAAGAAATATCCAGTAGCATTGGAAGGTGGAAAGGCGTATGTAGAAGTACCTTGGACGGACAATAACACTACCTATCAGGCAGCTAACTCAAGTACCTTGGGATTGGTAAAGCAGGGTGCAAAAGTTGATGATGCAGCAGGTGGTGATGAGAAAGATAAAATTAATGCTCTTCTAGCATCGTTGAGAGCAGCAGGTATAATTGCAAGCAAATAAAGAAAGGAGGACTAATATATGATGCTAACTATTCATACTCTGTTTAACGACCCCAACATCGTTAACGCCGTTATTCAGCGTGTCCTTCAGACTCGTAAGGATACAATCTACTGGCAGCAGTACCTCGATTTCCGTAGAACGACTACTCGTGTGTTCAAGGACTACATCGGACAAGTTACGGGCGTGATGGCCGGTTCTATCAACTCTCGTTATGGTGAGAAGCCTATCCGTGAACGCCGGAATATCGGCTCAGGATATGGTGAAATCGCTTATCTTGGCGATGCTTACCAGATTTCCATTGACCGCTTGTCTGAGCTTCAGGACTTGATTGACAAGTTCAATGCAGCTAAACCTGCCGACCAGGTAGCAGCCATGCAGGAAATCGTGAACTTCATCTATGATGATTACCGTCAGGTACTTTTGGCAGCCCACAAGCGCATGGATATTATTGTAGGTTCACTTCTGATGACCGGAGAAGCAACAGTCAAGAATAAGGATGACAATGCCGGAGGCGTTGACCTTCTCGACATTGAATTGCCGTTCAAGTTCATCAAGCCTGATACTGGTGCGAAGACGAACTTCATCACCTATTTGCAGCAGCAGATTAATGCTCTGAAAGCTGATTATGGAAACTTCCAGAAGATGATTATGTCCCGAGGAACTTTCGTGAAGAATATCATCGGGTCGGCTGAGTTTGGTGACAAGTTCAAGATGCAGCTTACAGGAAATGAAATGTACCTTTCAACCGGTTTGATTACATCTCAACTGGCTTCCCAAGTGTTCACTGGCATCGGGCTTCCGGCCATTGAAATCAAGGAAGATTACGTAAAAGACCAGACCGGAAAGAACGTGCAGATTTACGCCGACGACCGTATCACCTTGCTTCCGCAGGATAAGGTCGGTTATATGCGTTTCCACACTCCATACGAAGCAGTGGACGGCGTACCGGGACGTAACTACACCCAGGCAGACGGTGATATGCTTATTTCCGGTTACAAGGACAAGAACGGTCGTTATCTGGAATACACCGCAGAGTGGATTCCTCAGATTACGAACCCGAATCTGATTGTGAACTTTGATTTGTCAACCATGAACGCATGACAGTAAATGACTACATATCACAGAAGTTTCAGACCTTCGGCATCAACTTGTCGGAGGCTGACCTTTTGGAGATAAGTTTTTCTTCAGAAGTAAGCGGAGAGGATGAGATGGGCCCGTCAAACATCGGACTTGTTTCAGTGGCTATGGCGAAGTTCATCCCCTCTCTATTACTCCGTGCCACTTCCATCAGTGAGAACGGTTTCTCTATGTCATGGGATACAAAAGGCGTAAAGGAATACTATTCTTTCTTGTGCAAGAAGTATGGTCTTGAAGATACGTTAAGCGATAAACCTAAAGTCAGATTCCTATGATATTTGCTCCACATACATTACAGGTTAAGGTCTTTACTCCGATGGAAACAGACGAGTTTGGCCGACCTATCCCCGGAACCGGTGGTGAAAGCTGGCAGGACGTGTGTAAATGCCGTTGTGATGATAACTCGACCAAGGAGTTTACTTCGGAGAACGGTGAGGTGTTCCGACCGAATTATCACGTAGTCTGTGAGAAGAAAATCTCACTGAGTGCTGGTGATGAAGTCAGATGTATGGACGGTGAGAATGTCCGTGGAACTGGCAAAGTTTACATGGTGAAGAATACAAACTATTTTGGTTACTCAGAGATATGGATGTGAAGTTTGATTTTTCGGACGTGGATAGCTTTTTCGAACAAGGTTATGCCGAGGTGAAAGCCGTTGAGGAGAAGGTTGGTAAAGAGGCTGTCGATTACGCTGTAAAGAATGGCAACTATCAGAACCGGACTGGAAGACTCCGTAAGTCAAATAAGTATTCAGTTGAGGATGACGGATTGGTGATTAGAAACGATGCTGAGTATGCCTCGCACGTCGAATCTAAAGGCTATGAAGTATCAACTGGTGCGGCTCTATACGCTGAGAAACGATTGAAGGAGGAAGTCAAATGATAGTAACTACCGACATCGCGAACATACTCTACCGTGATTGCCAGCCTTTCGGTATTCCCATCGTTCCTCACGGCAAGAAGCTGACGGGCGAATTGAAATCCGAAAGGATTGTCATTCATGCCAAGAAACAACAGCCAAGCAAATATTGGAAGAAATCTTTCGTAGAAGTGAACCTTTGTGTTCCCGACCTGAAAGACGGTGAAGCCAACACCATCCGTCTGAACGAGCTGGAGAAACAGGCGCAAGAATTGTTTGACGGAATAACCGGACGCTATGATGGTACCACCTATCATTATTCCATCGAGTCAATCGGAACTGAGGAGGACACATCCTTAAAGTGTCACTATGTGAATGTAAGAATTTTGTTTGAAGTTTTAAATGTGAAATAATATGGCAGAATCAAAGAAAATCACCGCCGTGAATATCAAGAAACTTTGGTATGGCGAGACAAATGCTATCACAGCAGATTTGACTGGGCAGGCTTTATATACTCTTTTACAAGGTGAAACCTTAAAAGAGGTTAAGAATATCCATCAGGATACATGGACACTTGAAGAAGCGGAAGCAAGCCGCACTAACTACAAGAACCAGCTTACCGGTCAGACTTATCGTAGTGATAAGGAAATGGGCGATGTAACCGTGAACTTCACCATTGGTGAGTACGACTATCCGACCAAGAAAGACCTCATGGGTGGTGATGTAATTAACACTGATAAGGGTTGGAAACGAGCAAGAGGCAAGGTAAACATTGAGAAGTTACTTGTCGCTTTGACTGACGATGACCAGTATTGTGTGATTCCCCGTGCTGACATCGGTGCACGTGAAGCCACAACAGACAAGGCTGTCGGTATTCCTGTAAGTGCGGTGGAACTGGAACCACAAAATGCAGAAGTTGCACCGGAATACTGGTTTGACTCATCTGAAGTAAAAGCAGGTGCTTAATGCCTATCCAATAGGTAGAGATTGAATTCCATAACAGGGGTGGGCTTTATGGCTTCACCCCTTAATTTTTATCTTTTATCAGAATGAATCAAGGAGCAAAAATAGTAACTGAATCCATTATCGGAAGTGATTTCAGAACGGTGTTTGTCGCTGGGAAAGCCTACACGGTCTACCCTCCTACTATCCACAAGCTGGCCGGGGCAATCTCCCATTTGTCAGGCGTACAAGAAGCAGACAATTTGAAAGAAGTGCTTCTCTCCCTTGGAGAAAGCGAGGCTTACAGCAAGGCTCTCTCCTGGCTGATAGCTGGTGACGAAAACTTGAGTGAAGAACTGGCAAAAGGAACATACGAAGAAAACGTAAATGCTTTAGATGAAGCACTCTCTATGATTGACTCAAAGGTTTTTCTCAAAGCTGTCAGCTTGGCGAGGAACGTAAGTCTGCTGGCAGCGAAACCGAGGTCGTAGGAAATGATACTCTCTTGGGACAGATTGCATCGTTCATGGAAAATCTGCATCTGTCATACCGGGAAGTGGTCTATGAGATACCATACAGGAATTTAGTATTAATGCAGCGTGACAAGCTCCATACAGTTACCGGTACCAAGGTTACAAAGGTGAAGGGTAAGGACATGGCTTCACGCAGAAGAAGAAACAAGAAATAGAAATGCCAAAGTTATCAGAGATTTTTATATATTTGTCTAACAATTAAATTTTAAAGCCGAGTCAGAAGAAAAAGTTTAGACGATTTAGCCGCTCAAAGATGGCGGTTGGCTCAGAGCAATATATCTGATGCCAGAATGAGAAGAGTAAATACAGCATATCACAGGTATGCACGTAATATTCATTCCCGTGTAGGAAATATGGGACAATTTACAGACGAGCAATATGCACGTAAGTTTAGCACACGTACATACATGGGGCTTAATGGCGGATAATTTAAGGCGGGAAATCCCGCCTTATTTATTTTCTATGTATTTCTATTATTTTACCTAAATGAAAAGCTATTTGCCAAAAAGCATATAAATCAGCACGTATCATATTTGGTATGAACCTAAAGCCGTCAACCTCTACTAAAGCCGTATCACGTTCTTTGGCATATCCAACGGCAATATACAAATATTTGTAAGGTTTAGGTACAAACGGAAAATTTCCGTTATTATAATCGTCAATGAAATATTCTTTATCTGGTTGGGTTACATCAGGATTAAGAACATATTTGCCATTTCTATCTTTGAGCAAATAACGATTTGCGGTAATACCCTCTTTGATTTCTCTATACTCTTCTTTCTTTGTACCTGCTATTATCTGGTCAAAATAAACTTGCTTTATAGGTAAATAAAGGGTATTCTCTTTAGTAGGCGTTTCCATGATTATTCTATTTTTAGGTTTATTTCTTTTCCACAATGAGGACAAGTCAAAGATATACCATCCTTTTTGTGATGTATTTCTTCTGGATTAGCAAATAGCTGCCATGTTTCAACACCTAAAACAGATGCAAATTTTTTAATAGTTTCTAATGTTGGATTTTTCATTAATCCATTAAGATTTTGTTTTTTGATACCTAATAAATCAGAGAAAGCCGTTTTGGTCAACCCTTTTTCTTTTAGTAATGCTTCAATATTATCCATATCTATAAAATTTAATGCTACAAAATTACTTATTCTTATATATGTAATGTTATTCATATTACTAAATAATGTTAAGATAAAGATAAAACATTACTTTTTATTTGTGTGGTAATGTTTTAAGCATTACATTTGCATCATCAAACAATAAGTAATAGTAATTAAAACAATAAAATATAAAGAACTATGGCAACAGAAAAGAGAAACCTATTAAAAGAGATTATGAACCTTGCTTGGTCATTTGTACGCAAGAACGGTTATTCAATGAGTGAAGCATTGAAATGCGCTTGGACTAATATCAAACTTCGTGCATTGCTTCATAAGAAGGTGGTTGAGTTCTATTTCAAGAAAACAGACGGCACACTGCGTCAGGCTTTCGGTACTTTAATGAGTGGCAGAATACCTGAAACAAAGGGGACAAAGAAAACAGCAGATAACTGTCAAGTGTATTTCGATTGCGAAAAAGAAGAATGGCGTTGTTTCAAGAAGTGTAACCTTATAAAAATAGCATAATTATGAGCACAGAAATGGTAATGAATGCAAGCAGTATTCAGATTAGCGAAAAAACAAAAATGTTAATGAAATGCCGTGCCGCATTAAGCGATTTATACAACAATGTAGATGATATAGTTAGTAATGATGATGAAGTCAACTATAATAATTTGTTTGATAAGTTTGAATCAGCATTTCAGAATCTTGATGAAAAATTAGTAGCATTATTAAATGCTCGTATTGAAGTTGTTTCAGTAAATAAAAACTATAAAATGATGTAATTATGGCAAAGATAGAACTAAGAGAAAGCGATATGCATAGAGCAAGAAACCTTAACCGTAAAAATGGATGGGGGTTAACAGCCGACCAGATGAAAAGAATTATATCGGCATACGAGAAAGGCAACGATTATAAGCGTGCTTTAATAGAGTATCGTTTGACAGATGTAAACTTTCATACCGAAGTTGAACTTCTGAAAAACGGTAAATTCAATGAGTTAAAAGAACAAGTAAAAGAATGGTAACAATAAAACATATATAAAGATGGAAACAATCGTAAATCAAAGCAAAATGGCAAAACAAGAAATAAGTTACAATGAAGAAAGGGCTCAAATGTTAAAAGAGTTGCATAGCCATAACCTTGCAGACCGAATAACAAATATGCCAATAAGCGAAAACACACGAGCAGCCTTATATTTTAAAGGTAAGGTTCAAGATGTTATAGATACCCTTTTCTCACTTCACTATTTGATATATAGAGAACCTGACGAAAAGACAACAGAAATGTTTTGTAAAGCAGGCGAAATGCTTAATGAACTTGCCGACAAATACATAATTGAAAGTATAAGTGACAACATAGGCACTCGCATGACAGAGATATAAAGCAATTCAAACTCTCACACACGATTATTTTGAAACAATCAGCCAAATGTTTGTTCTGATTACGGCAATTTTTAGGACAAACATTTGGCGGTTGGTAACTTTGCCTTAGAACGAAATGCGCTTCGTGGCAGTTGCGTTACAAGGATATTCAAGGCATTTCTTTCAAGGGGTAAACTGCCACTTTAGACCTCTTTTAAGATTTGCCTTTTTATATGTCAGGCGTGACAGGTCAAGGCAAGACATTCAGGTGTGCATGGGTTCAAATCCCAGCTTGCTACTAATTCGGTCAAAATAAAATCCCCAAAGGCGAAAATGACCGAGGCGCCAATGGGGATAAAGTTAAATTCAAACTGGGACAAAAGTATGAATAAAATCCAGATTTTCCAAAATGAGCAGTTCGGAAAAGTAAGAATTGCTATGAATGAGAATGAAGAACCGTTGTTTTGCTTGGCAGATGTATGCAGCGTCATAGGCATTGCTAACGCAAGAAATGTCAGGTCAAGGCTTGAAGAAGATGATGTCCGCCAAATGGACACCATCGACAGTATGGGTAGAAATCAACAAGTTACATTTATAACTGAAAGCGGTTTGTATGATGTAATAATAAGAAGTGATAGTGAAAAAGCAAAACCATTTCGTAAATGGGTTACAAGCGAAGTTCTGCCGTCAATTCGCAAACATGGTGCATACATGACACAAGAAACGCTCGAAAAGGCTTTGACATCTCCCGATTTCTTAATCCAACTTGCAACCAACTTGAAAGAAGAAAAGCAGAAACGAATTGAAGCCGAACAAAAGGCAGAACTTGCAGAACAAACAATAAAGTCCAATGCACCTAAAGTCCTGTTTGCTGATGCTGTTTCAACTTCTCAACGCTCATGCTTGGTAGCCGAGCTTGCAAAAATATTGCAGCAGAATGGCGTGAATATAGGTCAGAACCGTTTGTTCGCTTGGATGCGTGAAAATGGCTACTTATGCTCAAAAGGTCAATATTACAACCAGCCCACACAAAAGGCTATGGATTTAGGGTTATTTGAACTGAAGCAGACGACAATAAACAAGCCTGATGGTTCGATACTTGTTTCTACAACTACAAAAGTAACAGGTAAAGGTCAAGTTTATTTCGTAAATAAGTTTTTGGGTAAAGATGCAGCTTAATTATGAGAGAAGCATTTAAAATAACGGCAGGTTTGCGATTTGGCAGACTTGTCGTTTTAAAACAGGTAGAACGAAAACCTGATGATAAAGACAAGCATTTCAAGTGGCTTTGCCAATGCGATTGCGGAAAAACTTGTGTTGTTCGTTCAAGTAATTTGAGAAATGGGATAACAAAGAGTTGTGGATGTTCAAAGCTTGATATAAAAGATATTACAGGTCAAAGGTTTGGCAGATTGATAGCTTTAAAACATGTTGGATTTGCAAGTAATAACATTGCATTATGGAAATGTAAATGCGATTGCGGTAAGATGATAGTCGCCAGAGAATGCAATTTACATAGTGGTATAACTAAAAGTTGCGGATGTTTACAAATTGAAAGAACTAAAAAAGCAAATTCAAAACACGGTAAGACAAACACAAGACTATATAATATATGGTCTAAAATGAAAGAACGCTGTTGCAATTCCACAAGAAAAGCATATAAAAATTATGGTAAAAAAGGTGTCAGTGTTTGTGATGAATGGCTAAATGATTTTCAGAAGTTTTGCGATTGGGCAATAGAAAACGGTTATAAAGATAATCTTACAATAGACAGAATAAACTCAAATGGTAATTATGAGCCCAATAATTGCAGATGGGTAACTTTAAGTGAAAATGTAAGGCAAAAATATAAATCCAACTTTATAACTGTTGGCGATAAATCTCTAACGATACATGATTGGGCACAACGGCTAAATCTCTCTCAATATGCTTTGCGAAACAGATATAAAGAATTTGGTAAAGAATGGGTTGAAAAAGCAATAAAAACAATATTAGAAACAGGTGATAACACTCACATTTATAAGCGAAAAGAGTACGCTAATGGTAGAATAAGACATCGAAAAAACACAAATACGCAACAATAGGTTTATTGTTTGGTATTAATCATCGTAAAAACTGAATATTAATGAATTGAGGTGTAATTTCAAACGATTAATATTCAGTTTTTAATATATGGCTACACTTGTATTCCGCGTAAGCGCACAATATGATGAGGTTATAAAACTTCGTAATGAGATTAGTAAGCTGGAAGCCCAGCTAAAGAAGATGGACGTAAACAAGTCTCCGGCAGCAGCCAAGGCTTTAGAAACGCAACTAGCATCCACCCGTCAGCAAATGATGGGGCTGGTGACCGAGGCGGCTAAGACAGGGGCTGTAATGGAGAAAGACTTTAAGTCCAATATTTACAATGCCTCACAATCTGTAAATGATTTTACTCAAAAAATTATTGACCAGAAAAGAGTTGTCAAAGACGTAGAACATGATGTTAAGCGGTTGGGCAATGCTTATAAAACAGCTTTAAAAAGAAATCCGACGGGAGCTGCAGGCTTATTATCAGAATACCAATCTGCAAAGAAGACTCTCGATGAAGAAAGAGCTACTTTATTTGGTTTGACTCAACAGCAGGCTGAAGCCCGTCTTTCAGTAAAGAGACTGAAGGATGAATATGCAGCCTTTAAGGAAGAAGCCGGCGAAACGGTCGAAGCAAATGAAAAGATGTCCGTTTCCTTAACCAAAGTACTTGGTGTAATAGGTGGAGTAACTGCCTTGAAAAACTTTGTCACAGAACTTGTCAATGTACGAGGACAATTCCAGCAGCTTGAAATTTCTTTTTCAACCATGCTGAAAAGTAAGGAAAAAGCAGATAAACTGATGTCGGAACTGGTGGATATTGCCGCAAAGACACCTTTCGACCTTCAAGGGGTGGCATCATCTGCCAAGCAAATGATTGCTTACGGCTCGTCAGCTGAGAATGTGGGTAATGAGCTTGTAATGTTGGGAAATGTAGCCGCCGGTGTTGGCTCCCAGCTTAGTGAAATAGCCTATCTCTATGGCACATTAAGGACACAAGGAAGGGCCTATGCTGTCGATATTCGTCAGTTTGCAGGACGTGGTATTCCTATCTACGAGGAACTGGCAAAAGTGCTTGGTGTGACAAAAGATGAAGTTTCAGGTTTAGTAAAGGAAGGCAAGGTAGGATTTAAAGAAGTAGAACAGGCCTTTAAAAATATGACTGGTGAATCAGGAATCTATTATAACCTGATGCAAGAACAGTCTAAGTCTCTTACAGGTCAGTTGAGTAACCTTGGAGATGCTTGGGATACAATGTTGAATGAGATTGGAAAAGATACTCAGGGAATTGCTTCTGCAGGTATTTCAGGATTGAAAGGTCTTATTGAGAACTATGAAACTGTTGGTAAGATTTTGATAGGACTGATTGCTACATACGGGACATACAAAACCGCTCTTATTGTAGTGCGAATAGCTCAGGATACATTAACGGCCAGAATGGAACTTGCAATCTTGGTTACCAAAGCTCAAATGATAGCACAAAAGGCTTTGAATACGGTTATGAAAGCCAACCCGTATGTCCTGGTAGCTACGGTTCTTGCCGGGCTTGTTGCTACAATGTGGGCCTTTCATGACAGCACAACCGCATCGGAAAAGGCACAACAAAAATTCAATGAAGAACAAAAGAATTTTGCGAATCAGGAAGAGGAACGCAAGAAAAAAATAGAAGAGCTGATACGCGTTATCCAAGATGAGACAGAAACCGAGTTTTCAAAGATAAAGGCCTATGAGGAACTACAAAGGTATTCTCCTGCACTTTCTTCTGCTTATACCCGTGAACAACTGGCTGTACTCAATCTTGCAGAAGCAAATAAAGAACTGAATAAGGAACGAGACAAGAACAGTTATGAAAACATACTAAAGAATATTCAACAATGGGAGGAGAAAATAAAATCATTAAATGCTTCTTTAAAAAATGCGGGGCAAGGTGCCCCACTAATCGCTTCACAAATAGAATCAGCAAAAGCAAATCTTAACAAGTGGAAATCAGCCTTGAGCGAATATAATCGACTGAAAAAGGAAACAGAGGAAAACTCGAAACCTGTTGAAGTCAAGCTGATGGAAGCAAGAAGTAATCGTGAGCAGATTATACGCGAATACAATATAGCAAGACAAATATTGCAGGAAGAGCAAGAAAAAATTAAGAATTTTCCTTTTGCAACAATTCCTATTGACGTTCAAATACGGTTCAATAATGCGCAAGCAGCGTTAAAAGGGATTGACGGCACCATATCTGGCCTGGAATCGCAAAGAGAAGCATCAGAAAAGACGTATCAGCAAGCATATAAAGAAGCAAAAGCTGTTTACGAAGCAAAATTAAAGGCCGTAGAGGATGCTAAAAAAGGCACTGAATCTGCTTATAAGAAAGCTGTAGAAGAGTTGGAAGCAGCAGAAAAATCATATAAATCGCTCGGTGGTGTAACAGGAGACACTCTGGCCAAACAAGAGAATAATGCGAAGAAAGATGCCGAGCGACAAAAGAAAGAGCAGCAACAGGTTGCAGAAGAACTCCTTCAGCTTCGCAGAACAAATCAGCAGGAAGAAATCAACCTGATGGAAGAAGGTTCTGAAAAGAAGCGCAGACAGATTGAGCTGGATTACCAGCGAGAAATCGATGAAATTAGGAAACAGCGCAAAAAATGGGAAGATGCGCAAGGAGGAAAGCTTACGTCTGAACAGCGGGAAGTATTAGGAAGTCGTGCGTCTAATGCCATGACGTCGCGTGAAAAAGGTCTGACCGAAATTACAGAAACTGAAAATCAAGCTGCAATCGAGGCCAACGAACGTTACCTGAAAAGCTACGGTACGTTCATGCAGAAACGTGATGCAATCATAGCCGAGTACACCCGTAAAATCTCGGAAGCCACTACCCAGGGAGACAAGGACATACTCCAGAAAGAAATGGATAAGGCACTCTCCTCCCTTGATCTTGAGAAGCTGAAACAGGGAATCAACTGGGAACTTATCTTCGGTGACTTGGACAAGGTATCCAAAAAGTCCCTGAACAAGGTAAAGCAGCAGCTTAGGGACTTCAAGAACTCCGAAGAATACAAGAATATGGCTGTTGACCAGAAGAAGGTCATTGACGAGGCTTTAAGCAACATCCAGTCAACCCTTATCGACAAAGGAGGATTGCTGGCCGACCTACCCAAACAGTTAAGCGAATTAGCCAAGGCACAGGAAGAACTGTCACAAGCTCAGGAGGAATACAACGAAGCCATGAGAAGCGGAACAGATGAGCAGAAGGAAGCGGCCACGAAGAAACTGAATGATGCCCAAAAAAGACAGCAGAACGCTCAGGTCAATGTACAAAAGTCGACAGATAAAACGACAAGCAACCTTGTCACATTGTCGAACGTCATTACCCAGCTTGGTTCAAATTCTGAAATTTCACTCTCTCAGGTCGGTGATTTGGCCGGAAATATAGTAGACATATTTGCAGAAGAGAGCGAGAAACTTGGAGGTATAATTGGAGCTGCATTTTCTCTTTTAGATGCTATCGGGACACAGGGGCTGGATGGTTTCGTAGGTAACATATTCAGTAGTGTCTTTAAGTCTGTAGGTGGAATATGGGATACTTTGACTTTCGGCGGATTCAGCAAACTTTTCGGTATTGGAGGAAACGAAAAAGAGGTGCAGGATACCATCAACAGACTCACGGACAGAAACGAAAAGTTGCAGTCTGCCATCGAATCCCTTACGGAAGAAATGAAGTCCAGCAAGGGAAGCGAGAAATCCGTAGCAGAGTACAATAAAGCCATCAAGTATCAGGAGGAATACAACAAGAATGTCCTTGCAAAAGCGCAGGCAAATGCTGGCTATCACAGTAAGCATCATAGCTGGGCCTATTACATGGGCTGGTCGGAAAGTGACATACAATGGATTCGAGAAAATGTCATGGCAGAATTCACAGGTACAGATTCCTTGTGGCAGATGTCGCCGGAGCAGATGGACTTATTACGTCAGAATGTAGACTTGTGGCAGAAAATGGCCGATTCAGGAAAAGGAGGCTATGGAAATGCTGTCGTTGATGCACTAGATGAATATGCAGATCTGGCCGGAAACCTCGAAGGACTGAAAGAGGGACTTTTCGAACAGCTTACCGGAATAAGTTTTGATTCCATGTATGATAGTTTCATCGATACCCTTATGGATATGGATGCATCGGCGGAAGATTTTGCGGATAACCTATCAGAATACTTTATGCGTGCCATGCTTTCAGATAAAATCGGTAACATGTACAGCCAGAAGCTGGAAGACTGGTGGAACAGATTCGGTGAAAGTATGAAGGACGGAAACCTGAGTGAGAGTGAACGTAATTCACTCCAAAACGAATATATGGGGTACGTGAATGAAGCATTGAAACTACGGGATGAACTTGCCGCAGCTACCGGATACGACAAGGCTGGCAGCAGCTCCCAGCAGTCGGCCTCCAGCCGCGGATTCGGTACAGAAATGACGCACGAGGATGCCGGGGAACTGAGTGGGCGGTTTACAGCCGTGTATGAGTCCAATCTTCGTATTGAGACGGCAGAACAGCAGCAAACGGTAGCTATTACCGAACTGCGAGGTTCCATCGGCTCCCTGACATCACAAGTAACCGGTCTGTACAACATTGCCGACGAGACACGTACCATCCTGGCCAATTCCTATCTGGAGTTACAGCAAATCAGAGAGAACACAGGCGAAATTGTCAAACCTATCAAACAGATGCAGGCCGACATTGCCGAAGTGAAACGTAATACAGCAAGATTATGACAGGAGATTTATTTATTAACGGGAAGGATGCCTGGAGCACATGGGGTGTCCGCATGGGTGACGGTTTTCTCGATGCTATCGACGGATTCAACCAGATGAAAGACTACATCGAAGATGAGAGCCGTCTGGAGCACGGGAAGCGAATAATAACCGAAAATGCAAAAGTAGCATCGCGTGAAATCACTCTCCAGTTCACCATAGAAGGAAACTCAGAAGGCGACTATCGGACAAAGAAGAAATCTTTTCAGTCAGAACTGGAGAAAGGAACCGTAAACATCAAAATCCCAACTCTTGGAAACGAAGTCTACAAGCTGGTTTACCTGGGTAAGAGCATTTCTTACGGGTTGAGTATTGACAGGTGTTTCGGTAAGGTTTCAAGTAAGTTTTGCGAACCGAATCCCATGGATAGAAGCGAATAACGAACATTTCCTTTATTGTTTCAAATGGAAGTCCGGATTTTTAGGGCTTCCATTTTCTATTTATGAACTTTGGGGATATGATTGAAATTAAGGACATATCCGGAAAGACAAGATTCTCCACCCCTATCAACAAAGGGGCGAAGGGAAAGTTTACACTGATGAAAGAGGACTACATCGTTCTCCCATTCTCCGTGCCTGAACCGATATATTTTAAACTTGGAGACTATGTAGACCTTTCTGGGGTTCTGGATGATTCTCTGGGCGGATTACTTTCAAAAGTATATGAGGTAACTGACTTGCAGAAACCTTCTTTCAATGCTTCTACCGCTGGATATGATTATGAGCTGAAACTGGATGCTTACTACTGGAAGTGGAAAAACAAAATTTTCAAATACACTCCTGAACATGCTGGATATGAAGCGTCATGGTCTCTCACCGCAGCCCTTGATGTACAGCTTGGTGTGTTCTTACGTAACCTGAAAGCTTTGGGATATACCTATAAGGGAAAAGAATTCGTATTTGAAATAGATTCAACAGTAGAGAATAAGGCAGTTGCAATGACGTATGACAATATGAACCTGCTGGATGCCTTATTCTCAATGGCGGGTGAGGATAAGTGGAACTGTGATTGCTGGATAACGGACAACGTAATTCATTTTGGGCGAAACGAATTCGGTGATGCCGTGAAAATCGAGTTAGGGGTTGAAGCGTCTGCCATGACTCGCAGTGAGAGCAAAGGCACTTATGCCACCCGCATTTATGCATTCGGATCTACAAGAAACATACCTGAGAACTACCGTTCCATTGAAGAGCAGACGGTAGTAAACGGAGTTGTGCAAAGACGACTTATGCTTCCCGCTGGTACGCCATACATAGATGTGTATCCTGACATGAGCCAGGAAGAAGCAATTGAAGACATCGTGGTATTTGACGAGGTATATCCCCGACTTGAAAATACGATGTCAAGTGTATCTACGAGGACGGAAACCGTTACAAATGAAGACGGAGGTCAGGAAACCGTGACTTACTATCGCTATCGTGATACTGGCCTGAATTTCTCCAAGGACTACATACTTCCGGGACAAGAGCTGACAATTATCTTTCAGTCCGGCAAAATGAATGGATTGGAGTTCGGTGTTATTTTTGACCCGGACAACAACGGAAGCCAGCTTTGGGAAATTGTCCGCAGCGAAGACTACGGACGTCCATTGCCGGATGATACCATATATCCTGAAAATGATGACAAGTATATCCTTTCCGGTTTTGATCCAAAGTTTGTTTCTGTACAAATGATTCCGGACGCGGAGCAGGAACTGAAAGAGAAGGCACAGAAAATAGCAGACCAGCGAAAAAAGGACGATGGTACATACTACACTACCCTCCGGTCAGAATGGGTTAATGAAGACAAGCTGAAACGCTTTTTCGAGTTCGGGCAAAAGATAAACCTGGTCAATAAAGCCTTTTTTGAGAATGGCCGTGAAAGCCGTGTTCTCGGATGGGAGTTTAACCTTGACATTCCATGGGATTCTCCGGTATATACTATTGGGGAAAGTATGCCCTACTCTCGCCTTAATGATGTGGAAGAGAAACTGGAGTCGATTACGTATAAAGGGCATACTTATGTTGGAGGCGGAGGAAGTAGCATATATGTGATTAAGACCAATGATTCTACTGCCCCATCGGACAGTAACGTATTTTCGGCAAAACGGTCACTTGCAACATTATTGAGAAAGGACAAGGAAGACCAGACAAACTATCTCATTAAGCTTCTTGGCGGTATCATATCTCCTTTCCTGGAATCAATTGACTTCGTGACTGGTATGATGGGTGCTGGTATGTCATTCTCTTCAGAAAAGGGCGGCGAGTCTGTCGGATGGATTGACAAACTGTACGTGCGCAAGAAAGCTATCTTCCAGTTACTTTCAATAATGGAGACCGAGCTGGCCGGAGCTTCCTTCATGTTCAACGCCAGCGGGGCCAGAGCAACGATTACTAAGGTCGAGTTTATAGAAAAAAAGGGAATTCGTTTCAAGGATGGTAAAGGAGTCAAGTTCTCAGACGGGAAAAGAGGTTACTCATCTCCTGGAACTTATGGTTCTGTTTATCGCTGTTACTTCCTTGCAGATGATGGTGAGAAAGCCATAGAAAATCGTTTTAAGCCAGGGAATTTAGTACGCTCACAGTCCTTTAATATTAAGGAAGGCGCGTATGACGGCGTATCCAATCACTATTGGTGGCGTCTGGTGGAAAATGTTGGTGATAACTGGATAGATGTATCCGTGAATCATTGTGACGAAGGAAGCGATATACCCAAAGTGGGTGACGTGATGGTACAACTTGGAGACATAGCCGACCCGGACTATCAGGCTGCAATCGTGTTGTCTGCATACGGAGACGGTGCGCCTTCTCTTACCTTCTATCAGGGGATAAATTCTTATTCATTAAGCGAGAGAGACATACTTACGGCAAGGTATGACCAAGTTACGAAAGAATGCCGATTCCAAATCGGCCATGAAGGAAAGAATGGCTGTTTCCTTTATTCACCATCAAAGGGATTGCGTGTTGAAGGAATGATTGAAGTACTGGGCGGTAACGGTATGTCAAACTTTGACGATGCTTTGGACTTCGCCGAACAGGTGAATGACCGTATGGCCCAGTATATCGGATATGATGGATGGGAAAGCCTGGTTGGTGAAGCGCTGGCAGGTAGGACTATAATAAAAGGCGGGGTTATCAATACGGACTTGATAAATGCGGCTGTCATCATCACATCGAAATTGATTGCCGGTGCCATCAAAGCCAAGAAACTTGAAATTGGTGATGGGAAAAAAATCTATTCAACGATAGATACGGATGGAAGAGCAACATTTGTTGATGTTACAGCTATTAATGGATATTTTGAGGACGTGCTTATGCGCGGCTCCCTTAGAAGTCCATTTTCCAAGGTATCCGATTCATTTAACACGAACTACAATGATAACATCATTATTGAAGGTGGAGGTTCCTGGACAAAGGTATATTCAATACCAACAGGAAAAGAACAGATAGGAAGAAAGATTACCGTATGCTGCATTGGTACAGGAGAGGCGTCAATCTCATCAAGTAATGCAAAGTTCTACGAATATGGAAGAAGTTACAATGAGTTGATATTGAACAAGGAGATAGTTCAGCTGATTGGCTATGGTCTTGGTGATATATTCTACGGTTGGATTGTCACATGCCGGGAGGACTTGGATGTCAACTACGCAATGGGGCGTCCTGATAAGGTATTGGCCAGAGGTTATGTTGATTTAAGAGATGATTCAAAAAAGTATTACACATTCGATGGCAGTACATTGTCATTTACCAAAGTATCCAGCAAAGAATATAGAGTAACCATGCCAACCCAGTGGGGCACAGTTAAAGATGAATATATGGTAATGGTCACTCCGATGATGAGAGTCGGACTTTCATCCGGGACATATTACGTAAGCATCGAAAGTGATACGGAATTCTCCCTGAATTACATGGCATATGGTACCGGTCAGGGAGGTGCTTTCTTCTTTGAAGTAAAAAGAATGGGATTTTATTAGTTATAGACAAGGCAATTATAATCTATACAGCGTTGGAAACATCATTAATAACTATAAATTAAAAACAATTATGGCAGCAGAAGAAGATTTTGTATTAAGCTTTACAGGTGAAGAAACTGACAATCTATTGAAACATACAGAAAGTATGAAGAATCAGACAACGGAAGAAGATGGTGAAACGGTACAGGTGTACGATACAAACGGCGTTCCGCATAAAGTGTCGAAAACGGAGCTACTGAAGAAGTCTACACTGGCTCTCCCAGCTTTGGAAGACATCTCCAGTTTTGTGGCCGTGAATGCCGCCGGAAATGCCGTCGGAGTAATGACAAAAGAGCAGGTTGCGTCAGTTCTGGCGGGACTTATTGGGATTAACAATACTTGGTTCAGGGATGGTGGTATTGTCATAAATCCGGATAATTGTTTGAATAATAGGGTATATATGATTAATATATCTCTAGGAACTATTAACTTCGATTTATTCACTTATGGGAATTTATTATATTTCAGTCAAGGTGAATATCACACGCAAATAGCAATGTCCATATATGACAATAAACGGTTTACCCGTATGTCTTCTAATGGTGGTAATTCATGGGGAGAGTGGAGAGAATTTTAATCATAGTTTAAATGGACTCGATTATAATATTAGGCCCTATTGATTTTAATAAGCCCGTTGCCATCTTGTCCTTTAACAATAGATAGAGTAAACGAAGAGCTAATAATATATGCATATAAGTTATAACTAGCTGTATATAGATAATATCCTCCATCCTCTTTCCTGTATACAGCTAATTCATCATCTCTATGTTCATCATGTAACATTATCACTCTTTGAATATCGCAAAGCATTATTAATGATTGCCTATTATCACCAGTAATATATATAAGCATTGTACCAAAGTCTGCATAATCCGTTAATTTTGTATATCCTGTCAGCCAGCCTAACTCCATCTTTCTAACAGTTAGTCCCGCCAGTGCTAAATCTGCCTGGCGGAACTTATGAATGGAAATAACTTGTTTCCATTCATGGTAAAAGATTTTTTGTATATAACAAACAGAAATAGTATTGATGAACTTAACGATGTTGTGGAGTCCGGCATGTATATGATTATTCCAGGTTCGGATACCTACGGAACTCTGTTAGTTTTTCAAGCAGGAGTTGGAGCTGCTGGAGCAACTGTCCAGCGTTACTTTCATCCTTCAGGATTAAATATTACAAGAATTAAAAATTCAAATAGCGAAAATTCTTGGGCTCAATTATAACTCAATCCACCCTCTCCATGTACCGTCCACCTTTGCTCTCCAATATCGTTTAATTGGATACATCGAGAATGCTTCCTGATACATATAGGCCGGAGAAGCAGGGTAAGTTTTAACTATGAATGTAGCATTGTTCTCTAAAATATTTCCATTGTATATATCAGTAGACAGAATATCTATATCATCTATGTTGGACACTCCAGAATTATCACCCTGGCTGAATTTAGCAGCGGGGTGAAGCCCCGATTTTTCTAATGTTGCAATCCCAATAAGTTCCGCCAGGACTTATGGGTATGAATGAAAACAACTGAAATAAAGAAAGCTGTATTGAAAATTATTTGACTGGTAGAAATTGGGTAGAAAATAGTAACTAGCTTGCTTATTCTACCCGGCTTCTACCAACTTACTGACAAGGCGTGTCAGTCGATTTGAAACCTTTTATTCTTTGTTCGTTTTTATATCATTTACCTTCGCTGAAAAAGGATGGTAAATGAGTAGTTTTGTGTGTGAAATAGTAGTTACGCCCATGAGCGTGTTCCATTAAGTTGGGATGCGCTTGTGGGCATTTTTTGTTTAATCTAAAACCTTAGTAAGATGAAAAGATTCGTTTTCATGATGGTCGCACTGCTGATGTGCGTAGTGAGTGTTTTCGCGGAGACTTCCGTTAGTGTAGAACCTTCCGTTCCGGAGTTCCTGACCGGATTTGCCAGCTTCACCGGGCTTGTTACGGTCGTGGTTCCTGCTGTAGTAGGATTTATCGCTTCGAAGCTATCCAATCCTATGAATAAGTGGGTGACTATGTGGGTAACTGCTGTAGTTGGTGTAATCGTTACCTTCTTCAGTTGGTGGATGCATCTCGGTTTCCCTCCTGCAGATGCAAGCGTATGGGTTGTGGTGATTGATGCGTTATTTGTCGCCCTGGCATCTACTGGTATCGTGTCGGTTGTAACAAGTGAATGGCTGTCCAGGTTGTTCGGTGGTAAGGTAAATAAGGAGTGATGCAGAACCTTATAACCGTCATAGCCCCGCAGATTCTTGTTGCCGGGGCTTACTCCTTTGTAGGAGAGATAAGAAGCGTTGTCTTTGAGCTTCGCTGGATGCTGGTCTTCATTGTAGCCATGATTATAGCGGATTTTGTCCTTGGTATCATTGACAGCGTGGTCAAGCGAGGAGAGGATTTCCGCTTTTCCAGAGCAGGCCGCCGAACGATGTGCAAGTTCATCGAATATAATTCGTATTTAGTGTTGGGATTCGGTTTTGGTGTTGCTATTCTCCAGCCTGTAGGTATTTGTTCCTATACGACATCGTCAATGTGCGGACTGGGGATAGCTATTGTATTTGAATTTGATTCAATCATGGAACATGTATGTGAAATTCACGGAATCAAGAACAAGGTTTCCATTAAGCGCCTGCTGGTGGGCTACATTAAAAAGAAGTACACAACGGCTGGCGAAATTATCGAAAAAGTTACAAAGGATGAAGAAGGCAGATAGACGCCTGATAGCGGAAATCATCTACTCCGTAATCATAATATTACTTATGACAATAAGTTTCATGACCTAGTTGATATGAGAAAGATAAGGATAGGGAAAGATATATACTTCACCTGGCAGATACTCACGAACAAGGAGCCTGTTCCACTGGAAGGAAGGGACTTGAAACTCATGCTGAAGAATCCTCTAGGCAGATTTCTCGATTTCCATTTTGAGATATACCAGGGAAACAAGCTGAAATTTACTTTTCATGGAACGGACCACAAACACCTTGGTACGTATTCGCTGACTTTGTGGGAGAACTATGGTAAGGAAGGACAGACTGCCGTTGACATGTGTGAGGCTTTCAGGCTTGTTGCAACAACTTGTGAAGAGGACAGCATAAGTGTCCCTAACCTTGAAATGGCCACCGTCAACCTTGGTGCTTCTTCCATTGACATATCAACCGGTGGAAGCATTCCCATTCCTGATGCGCCAAAAGACGGGAAGATATACGGCCGGAAGGATGGAGAATGGGAGGAGATAACAGAAGCAGTATGGAATGAAGAAACAAACAGTTAAAATCAGACTTTTATGGCAACAACAAAATTAAAATTCTACAGGGGCTTAAAGGCCCGTTATGATGCAGCGTCAAAACATCTGGATGCTATCTATTTTGCAACCGACACCAAAGAACTGTTGATGAACGGTGTGAATTATGGAGGAAGCGGTGTCACAGATGTCAGTTTTGACAAAGGCAGCAATAAACTTATCGTTACCAAATCATTAGGCAAGACCGAATATGATCTGACGGAACTCATCAGGTTCAAGACATCATTGCCAGACAGCCTTGCCACTCCTTCGAAACTGGGAGGTCTTCCGGCTGGGACAAAGGTCGAGACCTTGAAGACAAAGACGCTGAGCCAGATTTTCGAGGATATTCTCTTTGAGGAAATCCAGCCGACGGTACAGGCACCAAGTGCAACAATATCATTCAAGTCTCCTTTTACCGCCAACAAGATTCTGGAGGTTGGTGAAAGCGCACCTACCTCAGAACAGATTCAGACAGGATTTAACCGTGGTAATTGTACGGTTGTTGGCCAGGCAAACAAGAACCGTGCAGGAGAACTTATCTCCGATGACCAGTCTTTCATCTATGTAGGAAACAGTACAAGCAACAAGACATTGCCGACGAAAGTTACACTCGGTACGATGCAGTACAATTACCAGGCTCATCATGGCGCAGGTGACACCTTGCTCACTTCAAAAGGAAACAAGGCGACCGTGTCCCCTAATCCGCTTCCTGAAGGTACTGTGAAATCAGGTGCTGTCTACCTTTATGGTACCTATCCGTTTTACTGTAATGGTTCTTCAGCTTCTACCTCTGCCGGAGATACCAATTTCCCGTCTGCCGCAGCTCCAGATACAAAGCTTCCGCTGCAGAAATGGACTGATACATTAATTGGAGCGAAGTTTGCTTCTGAAGCAGCAACCGGAACCCGCCTTGAATTCTACTTCCCTTCAGAAAAGAATGTATCAAAAGTCGAGTTCTATAATACGGTGTCCGGAAAGTGGGAAGTCTTCGGAACGGACAAGTACACCGTATCTGATGCAGGAAACAAGACCGTACAAAGTGTTCAGATTGCATACAAGAAGCTGACAACGACAGGTGCCATGTCCGGTGCATTACAACTTCGCTTCACAGTTTCCGATGCCGGAAAAAAACTTGTAGACGAGCCGGACACATATAATGGCGAGGAAATTACGGATGAAGTGATAGCCATGCTTGCACGAAACAGCCGTGAAGTTCCCTTTGCCATGCCGATGAACAATGTCATGCCGATGGCTTCGACAACAGGAAACCGTCCTGCGGGTATTGCTTCCTTTGCCGTGAACTTTGAGCCTGGAGGACAGGCGCCACTGGATGCCCGTCAGCTTGTTCCAAACAAGACAGACCTTATTGCCGCAGCTACCTATTCAGGAAAGAATACTTATAACGGCATGTTGGTCGTTGTTGGAGATAACGGGGACGGCAAACCGGCTCTGTATGTCCTGAAGGACATGACAAAGATTACCCAGGCTGATTATGGCGGATGGATTCGTCTTGACGTTGGTGCACAGACACTCATCCAGATTATCAATGACCTCACAACGGGCGGGACTAATAAGGCACTTTCCGCCGAGCAGGGTAAAGTTCTGAAAGGTCTGGTTGACACACTGACAAACAAGGTCAACGCGCTTGGTGCCGTATATGTGCCAAAGGGTACTCTGGCAGACCTTAGTGCCCTGAAAGGGGTGGCTTCTGTATCGAAAGGCCACGTATATAACGTTACGGCAGAAGTTACCCTGAACGGCAAGAAATATCCGGCTGAAACGAACTTCGTCTACATCGGAGAAACGGCCAATCAGGCAAGTGTGGAAACCAACTGGGATTCCTTGGGTGGTACGGTCGATTTGACAGCGTATGCAAAGAAAGCTGACCTCGAAGGATTTCTTACCGAAGAGGATTTGGCTGGATATGCCAAGGCTGTAGATGTGGCGAACACCTATGCCACAAAAGCCGCACTGAGTGAGGCTATCGAAGGGCTTTCCTCCACTTATGCGACCAAGGCTGAACTGACCAGCTATGCAACGAACGAGACTCTGAAGCAGTATGCCACTAAACAGGATCTTGACGATGCGTTTGCATGGAATGAGGAAACCGAGTAATAACATGTGGGGGGCTTTGTATCGGAGCCCCCCATAAATCCCAATGACATGGCGAAAAAGAGATTCAACAATTATTTGAAATATGCCACCTTCAAGAAAGAACTGGAAGCCGGTAACATATTGCCTGATTCCGTTTCCTACATCAAGGAGATACGGGCTATCTATACCCATGGGGAATATTATGGCAATGGCTGCATATCCAGCGTGAATGCTGGTACGGGCGAGGTCAGTGCCGAGCTTCTTCCGAACGTGTTCCATGTGTTCGGAGAAGTATCCGTACTTAACGTCACATTTGGAAAAGGCTTTCCAGGCATTGCCAATGAGTACATGTTCCAGTTTTCAAGTGGTGTTACGCCTACCGTCCTGAATCTTCCTGAAGGTGTGAAATGGATAGGAAGCAGTGTTGTCAGGGCCAACAGGACGTATCAGGTAAGTATTCTTAATAATATAGCTGTGATGGGAGGTGCTTTATGAGTTTGTTAAGACGCAGATTGCTTATACTGGCGGCCATGAATAATGGACTGCCTAATATGCCGGTTCGCTTTAAGACCGGCGAAAGGGCGGTATTCAGTGACGGGAAGCATGGATATTTTTCGATGGACAGAAGATTTGTTCGTGATAAGAACATGTCACGAATGTATTTCAAAGACGGGAAACGGATTAGCGTGCTGAAGAAAAGAAACTGAACTAAAATAAAATAGGAGTGCCACTGCACTCCTTGTAATAAATTTTTTATTAACCATCCTACCATTGGCAGAACTCCACAAATATAGATGTAATTTTATTATGAACAAAATAGATTCAATAATAATTCACTGCTCAGCCACACGTGCCGGGCTGGACATAGGTAAAAAGGAGATTAATCAGATGCACGTATCCCGTGGCTTTCAGTGTATTGGGTACAACTACGTTATCCGGCTGGATGGTACGGTAGAAGTTGGCCGTTCGCTCACTATTGACGGGGCGCACTGTAATAGCAAGGGATTCTCAGGTGTGTCGTACAACAAACATTCAATTGGTATCTGCTATGTGGGCGGTCTGGACGCGCACGGTAAGGCAGCTGACACCCGAACACCGGAACAGAAGAAAGCGTTAGCCAAACTGATTAAGGAGCTTTGCGGAAAGTACCAGATTGTCGAGGTGCTGGGGCATCGTGACACATCGCCTGACCTGGACGGTGATGGTATCGTGGAACCTGAAGAGTGGACGAAGATGTGTCCTTGCTTCGATGTGCGGAGCGAATATCCTTTTGTCCCTGAAATCGTTGTGAAGCCATGAAGTTATACGAATACATAATGGATAAGGTGAGCTGGTGTATTACGCTGGCTCCATTTATGTGCCTCGTTCTCATTTATTCCTGCCAGACAGTGAAGTATGTTCCGGTTGAAACCAAAGCTGATAGCGTGGTAATAGAGAAATTGGTTGAAGTACAGATCCCTCCTGACAGTGCCACCATCCGGGCGTTGTTAGAGTGCGACGAGAACGGGAAGGTCGTACTGAAATGGTTGGACATCGCAAACAGTAAGAACGCTCAGGCGCAGCTTACCATTGATAGCCTAGGTAATCTACTGGCGAAGATGAAAACTCAGCCGGATACGGTTTACCTTCCAGCGAAGGAAGTGGTTGTTTCCAAAAAGGAAAAAGTTCCTTACCCAGTAGAAAAGGAACTTACTTTATATCAAAAGATAAAAATTAGACTTGGTGAACTCTCATTTATTGTAATTATAGTGATAATAGGATTATTGGTGCTTAAAATATTCAAGAAGTAGTATATTTGTAGTTAATGCGGAAAATACATTAAACTACAAATTATGAGAAGATTGAAGAAGTATATAAAAAATGAAAGATCATGGATAATTACCATATCAATAATAGCATTCTCTATTTTATGCTGTTTTTTTATTTCAGAAAGGAGTAAATTTCATTGGGGTGATTTTGGAAGTATCCTTGGAGCTATTACAGGGTTAATAGCATTTATCGGAGTATTATACACATCAAAACAAAATAAACAGCAGTTTTTGAATAGTGAGGAAAGATCTACATTCTTTGAAATGCTTAAAATATTCATTTCTTATCGTGATTCATTACGTGTAAAAAAAATAGATTGGAAATATGATAAAACACTTCATGATTGGAACATTATTCAATATGAGGAATTTTGTACTACTGAAAAGACTTATCAACAAATAACTTTTGAATTATGTTGTATATTTTACGTAGAAATAAGAAATAATATACCAAACTATTTATCCAAAGAGGAATTCGCAAAAGAAATCATTCCATCAAATAGATCTACAATACAATGGTATTCTTCATACAATTATTTAGCAATTGCTATAAATAATATTTATAACGGATATAATTGGAGTAAATCTGGAGGCGTTGTTAATCAAATACCTATTAATTTAAATACATACGATTATATTTGCTTAATAGCTATAAGAACTTATCTTAAACAGAATAACTTTAAACCAATAATAGAAGCTATATCGAAAACTGCTGACTTTTGTTTTTCTAAATATATAAATCAACTTGGTACATATTTTAGAAACGCTTATTATATTCTGGAAATGGTCTCAGGATTCAACTATCCTAAAAAGTATTCAGATATATTCCGTGCTCAATTATCAAAAGATGAACTCGTACTTTTATTCTTTAACTCTTTTAGTTCTTTGTCAAACAACAAAACCCGACAATTATATTTAGATGCAGATTTATTCAATAACCTTGAACTAAAAGATATAAGATTGAAAGAAAATATAAATAATATATCACGTATGGAATACATAAGTTTCCCTTCAACTTTACAACAAAATCCAGTTAAGAACGAATATGTATCTTATGAGTTTCTAAGCAGATTATATAAATCCATAGATATAAAAAATGATTAGTGCTTACATATAAATACTTACATTGTAATTACTATGTTTTAAATTTAAGATTGTAGCCATTCTGATATACAATATTTTCCAATAATTATATACAACTTTTCTGGGAAATTATATACATCTTTGCAGTGTAGAAGTTTGCTTTTATTGCAAACGAAAGCCCCAACCAGATTAATATCCGGAAGGGGCTTTTATTGACTTATACTTTAGGCTATTTTACATTAAAAGATACAAGCACTTCACGCGGTTTACCCTTGTAAAATTGATATACATAGCACTCCACCATTTCGCCTTTGTACTTTTGGAGTCTCTTGTATAAATACTCCTTCACTTCAACCTTACGAGAGAAGTAAAGATTCTGTTCGCTAAAGACAGGTTCATCTGCCCCAACCCAAGCTTCTAACGAGCATGGGCATTTGTTGATAATTCTTTTCATATTACAATAAATATTATGTAGTGGCTCCATTGCCTCATACATAACATAACAGATAAAGTGTCAGACAAATTACCCTCTCATCATCATAATATCAGACCTCAGTTCGATATATTCTTTGTACTTTTCCGGGTTGTTCACGTAATCAATCACACGAGATATGGCCATATCAGCCTGTTTCTGCCGGACTTTGGTGTAGTATCGTATAACTCCTTTTGATTTGTCTGAGTGGCCTAAGCAGTAGTCTATTATCCCGTCAGGAATACCTATTTCAGAGGCGTACTGAGCGAAAGACTTGCGGGCCGAATAAAATGTAACACGTTCATCAATATTTAACTCTTCAGCCAAATCTCCAAGAGAATACGTAACATACTGAGAAAAGTTGTGATATGTGAATTTATACCCAAAATCAAGTTTCCCCGTCCTTTTATCCATCCACCTGCATATTATCTCTCTTGCTTGAGACGGTATTGTAAATGTGATTACACTATCCGACTGCATTCGCCCTTTAGTCTTTGAGCGTGAATATTCCAATACATCTTTTCTAAAGTCTGTTTGCATAATGTCTATAAGATTCATCCCTCCCAAGTAAAAGGAAAGGCAAAAAAGGTCACGTGCCATAATCAGCTTTCTCTTTTCTGGTGAAGATTCACGAATCTTGTTAAAATTCTGTACTGTCAGATCAAGCTTCCTGATAGGGGCTGCAGATATTCTAGTCGTTACAAAAGGATGTATATCGTAAGATATATTCCACTCTCTTATCGCTCTATTGACGACAGATTTCATTTGGGCAAGCATTGTGTTTACTGTAGTTTCAGTCACTTTCCGCTTCCGTATGAATGCGGCAAAATTCTGGACTAGTGACGGGGTTAAATCAGAGAGAAGTATGTCACCTCTTGCAAAGTCACGAAAATATCTCCCCACCCTTTCAATAGATAATGCGTATGAATCTCTTCCCTCAGACTTGAGATAGTCTACAAAATTGCTACATGCTGATGAAAAGGTTTGCTCATCGGAAAGATTGTCTGTAGAAATGATTTCTTTAATTTGCCGGCAGGAATAAAGTTCAAGATGTTTTATTGAGTCCAGTTTCTCTTGAAGGTCATCAAGGATGTTCCTAAGTTTCCGGTTTATCGCAGATGCCTCTGGATGCTTCACGACCTGACCGTTCTTAAACTGGTTCTCTGAAATAATGAATCGTGTGACGATATATGTTGTTTCATGCTTGTGACGGAGTGCAATTCTTATCTTATGTCTTCCGTCTTTTAATGCTTTTGCCTTGAAAATGGTAAGTGATAGAGTTGCCATAATGATTAAAAAATTTAAGGATACTCCAGGGATACTCACAGAATTGTAAATTTACAATTCAAATCCTTTTTTTAATCATCGTAATAAGCTGTAGAAAATAGAAAAACCGCCTAATTCACAATGTAATAAGCGGTTTTAAGTCGGAGCCGAAAGCGGGACTCGAACCCGCGACTTACTCA